ATGGCGCAATTAACTTTCTTACCTAAAATTGATCGCAAAGCAACGCAGGTTCGTTTAGAAGAGATTCTTGAAAATGTTCGTATTTATAGACAATTTGGGATGATTAGAAATGAGATGAAGGTTACAGCATCTAGCGAGGTAAGATATCATGGTCCAACAAATATGGTAGGGAAGCCAGCAGAAGATATTGCTTTAGCAAATGTTGGTATGAGTGAGCGTACGTATAGACGAAATAGATCTAGTGCTTTTTATAAATTAGCTGTTGCTCTTAGATTAGAAGTATATGAGACTGAAGAAACTGGAGGTAATGAATAATGAATTTTGTTCAGCAGATACGTGATCCAGAAGAAATACAGCAGCTAAAAGAGTATTTTAAGGAGAAGTGTGCACGAAATTAAATTTTATTCATTATGGGAATCAATACAGGCTTGAGAATCTCTGACATTTTAAAATTGAAGGTAGAAGATGTAAAAACGAGTCATATCTCTATGAGGGAAAAGAAAACAGGAAAACAAAAACGTATTCAAAATACTGCAGCATTAAAAAGAGAACTGAAATGGTTTATAGAAGAAAGAGAAGATCATGAATACCTATTACAAAGTAGACAATGAAAGAATCGTCCTATCGGTCGTAGTATGGAATATAAGATATTAAGTATAGCCGCAGCAGAGTTTAGTTTAGATGAAATAGAACGCATACGCTAAGAAAGACGTACGGGTACCATATGTACATGCAAACGAAAAACATAGCACATTAATCATGGAGATATTCAGTCACTCTTCAGAGAAGGTCATGTTACGTTATATAGGTGTAAATCAAGATGCAATAGATAAAGCAATGACTAGGTTTGAAATCGAATCATTGCTTTTTTCTTTTTAAATCTAGGGGTACCGTCACCGTTTTTGAAAACCCCCATGCTAAGAGCATACAAAAATTTATACAGTTTTTGGATAATTCAGTAACAAAAGAGAACCCGAAAACCTGCGTCAGGATAGGAATGTATAAAATAATGCATAAATCTGTAGAACAAAAAAAGGAAATTCCTTTGTCAGAGGATGGGCCCACCTTTCCTTGTTATCGATAATGAGACGTCATGTTAGCTTAACATGAATATAATATAAAAAAGGAATTTATAAGATTTGACGAGAATAAAATTGTATTAAAAGGATATCGGAGGTTTTTTATGAAAATCGTAGGACAGCAAATATATCTTCGACTTTACAAAATTTCTGACGCGAGCGAGTTAGCTAACTTACACACTAGAAATCGCGAATTTTTTCAACGAGTTTGTCCATTACTCCCAGAAGTCTTTTATACAGAAAAACATCAAAAAATGCGCATTGAACGAGCATTAAAAAAGAAAGCTGAAGATCAAGTTTACGCTTTTGGAATCTTTTTAAAAGCAACTGATAAACTTATCGGAGACATTTCATTAACTCAAATTGCTAGGGATCCCGCCCAAAGCTGTTATACGGGATTTACCTTAGATAGGGAGCATAATTCAAGGGGCTATACAACAGAGGCTCTTCGACTTGTTGTAGACTTTGCATTTAGAGAATTAAAACTACATAGAATTGAAGCAGGAGCTATGCCTAGCAATATAGCATCTATTCGTGTATTAGAAAAAGTAGGATTTAAAAAAGAAGGTATAGCTAAAGAAAATGTAAAGATTAATGGCAAATGGACAGATCATCAAATATTAGCTATCATCAACAGCCTGGATGTATAAGCACATTTCACTTCCGATAATGAGACGTTATGTCAACCTAACATGTATAGGATATACACTGTTCCTTATTCAACTAAATGGCAGGTTAGTTGAAGTGTATTTTGGTTAATATAGGAATTTTTGGATGCCCCCTAGAATATAAAAAATATAGATTGTATTATAGGAGGTATATAATGAAACAAAACATTTATGATAATCCGTTTTTCTTTAAAAATTATAAGTCATTACGTGAAAATGGATTTACCTTTAATGATTTTGTTGAACAGCCAGCAATTAAATCTATAATTGCTAATCTTACAGATAAGTCTGTATTAGATTTGGGATGTGGAACTGGTCATTTTTCTATGTACTGTGTAGAAAATGGTGCCTCGAAAGTTATAGGAGTGGACATCTCAAGAAATATGATTGAACAAGCTGAAATGTATAACAAAAACGAAAAAATAGATTATATGTGTGTACCAATAGAAGAACTTAATTTGCCAAATCAAAAATTCGACTTAATAACAAGTTCTTTAGTTATACATTACATAGAAGATTACTCACATCTAATTAAGAAAATAAGAGATCTGTTAAAAAATGATGGTGAATTTATCTTTTCAACAGAACATCCAATAGTAACAGCTCGAAAGGAAATGAATAATTGGTTTAAGGATAATAATGGAAACAGATTGCATTGGGCATTAGATAATTATCAAGAAGAAGGAAAAAGAGAGGAACATTGGTGGATAGATGGTGTTGTTAAATATCACAGAACAATTTCAACATTAATTAATACTCTTATAGACAACGGTTTTGTAATTGAGAAAATTATTGAGCCAGAGTCAACTCCAACAGGATTAGAAAAAATGCCAGAATTAATAAATGAAAAACGGAGACCATCTTCTATTATCATTAAATCAAGAAAATATTGAGATTCAACCCTCGTTGATTAACTTCCACTTTCGAGAATTATGTAAATAAGCTGTCCATATGGGCAGCTTTATTTTATGTTCCCGCATAGCGTAGGTTATTTTGAAAAATGCTGGTGGTATCCCTCCCTATACAGCTACTCATAATTTTTGTACTGTGTAACTCAAAAGAGAAAGTTAAATAAAATTAATGATAGCAAGGGATTCAGTGATAGGATCAGTTACACACAATATAAGATAAGGGTAAGTCAATTATTTATATGTTAATATTATGCTATAAACAAGAAAGTGGTGGTTGTGATGAGGGAAAGATGTCCGGTTTGTCAAAACTCTATTGAGGAACCCCAATTAGTAGGAGTGGGAGGGGGACGTGCAGAGCAATATAAATGTGAGAATTGTGGCACATTTTCCATGATTGAAGAAGCGAGAATCGAATTAAATGTAGAGCAGAAGAGAAAACTTTCTGCAATTTTAAGAAAGAGAAACATTAGAGGGATGGGAAAAATAATGATTTTTCTTAATCGACCAGATGAAAATCTTTCAGAATTTCCGTATCCTATTTATCTTTTAGCGGATCTATTAAGTGAATATCCAGATAGTGCTTCTGATAGATTGGATGAGTCATTAATAAACTTAGCTAAATTGTCAAAATTTCCAGGTGACCCATTATATATTCGTGAATCAGATAAATCTCTATTTTTTGTACAGAGTGTTCATTTGTTGGAAATGAAATATATAGCGAACCAATTATTTCAGGACGAATTAATTGAGATATCTAAGCTATCTGCAGCAGATTTTCCTGCACATATTACAGTTACAGCAAAAGGGTGGAATCGTATTGCAGAATTAGAAAAGGGAAGAGAAGCGGATACTAAGCAGGTGTTTGTCGCTATGTCATTTAGTCCAAAAATGGATAGTCTATATCAGAATGCAATTGCAACGGCTGTAAAAGAAGCAGGTTATGAGCCTATTCGAATTGATAAAGTGGAACACAATAACAAAATTGATGATGAGATTATAGTTAAAATAAGACAAAGTAAATTTATAATTGCAGATTTTACTGAACATAGAGGTGACGTCTATTTTGAAGCCGGCTATGCAATGGGACTTGGTAAACCTGTAATATGGACTTGCAGGGAAAATGACTTAGCAAATCTGCATTTTGATACTAGACAATATAGCCATATTGTTTGGAAAGATGAGAGGGAATTAAAAGATTCATTACTTAATAGAATAAGAGCTACAATCAATTAAAGAAAGGTGGCAGATTCGTGATCGCTTTTTTGCAGTAAATGTGCCGGTCGTTTTGGAGTTAACGTGATATATTTGTATTGTGAGAAGTGGACGAAAACATTGCTCATAAAATTCCTCTGAAAATGGATCTTCATAACTGGTGGTGATGGTTGCAGGCTGGATGAATGGTTGTTCTTCATTTCACATTCAATTGCAATTTACGTTGTATAAACGGAGAAGGGGTTTTGCTCTTCTTTTAGTTACTTAATATTGCTGAAACAGATAAATGTAAATAAGATTAGGTGATTGGAAGAAGAATAAAACTTCATTTACCATAATTGAAATGCAAATGTAATACTTAATGAAAAAGCATCCATTCGGATGCTTTTTATTTTGGAGGGATGAAGGATGGATAAAGCCAAATTAACTAAACCAGCACAAGCGGTTATAATTGGTACATTCATTTCAATGTTAGGACGGGATCTTGTAAATGAACGTATCGATAAAAAGAAATTAGAAAGTGTTATTCCAATCTTTAATGAGTTGGAAGATATACAACGCCAAAGTAAAAAATTCGATAACTGGGTGTTCAGATTTTGTTGTACCGGTCATTATTAATACAATAGAAATAATAAAAAAGATAACGGTAGGACGACCATATTGTTTTGCTTTTCCATTTTTCTTAAAGAATGAAAAGGATACATAAGATTAAAAGATTAAAAGCAAATAGAAATAATACGCCACCAATATTACTCAAAATAGCCATTTTCATACTTCCATTTGCAAGATTTTCTCTATTGATTATATAGGAACTTATTGGATAATACACGTTTTATATTCATTTCGAAAATTAATATTTTTAATAGATATATATAAACAATTAATGTGTATATAAAGAAAAATAGATATATTTCCTATTACTTTTTTAAAGAAATTTCATAAATTAAAGTATATCGATTGAAAGGAGGAGATTTGAATGGAATTTCAATTGTTAGTGAATTGTATATTACAAGAAGGTAATGCGTACTTTTTAGTAACGAAGGTAGACGATGTAATTACGTTAAAAGTACCGATTACAGCAGGAGTAGCAGCATTATTTTTAGCTTTTGGTGTACCAAGATGTTCTTAATTTAAATCTCTATAGTAGAAAGAGGAGGACAAGCCTCCTCTTTCTACTATTACATAATTATTTTATGTAAACTATAATGGTGTTTTATATTAGCACGTTTAAAATGGACATGCATATACTATAATGTTTCATTGGCGTTTGTGATGAACGATAGTTTTGATAAGTGATATTCTTTTAAGTTATGAAAATAAAAGAGGTGCTATTATATATGAAAAGAAGAACATTAGATATTCCAGTTTCATTGCGAAGAGAGTGGTTTTTAATAGAGTTAGCTCATTTAACGAAAAAATATGGAATTGAAATTGCAACTAGCAAAATGGAAGCCGCACCGTTTTTAAGGGATCAAGTTACGGAATCAAAAATAGGAGCAGGGCTACAATACGATAAATATGATGATGAGTATATAATTGAAATGTAAGTAATACATGGCACAAAAAGAAATGCTTAATAATACTAGTCTTTTAAAAGAGTAACACTGATAAGGAATTACGCTATAAAAAATTATAAAATAAAGCAGATTCTATATATAGAATCTGCTTTATTATGAAATATTTTTAATCAACTAGCCTCTTTCTAATATTTTTCCTACATATTTCTCTTGAGTGATTCCAAAAGATTCACGAAGAATGCGAGCATATTCTTTAGAACCTATTGGTCGTTTATTTTTTGTGCCTTTAAAGGTTTCTGTATAATTTTTTTTCGTTAATGATATGTGACCATAATCAGTTAATTTACAAGTGATAGCCCCTTTATTAAAAGGCGATTCGTTATGCTCTACAATTACTTTTTGAATGTTATTCACTTTTTTCTCATCTATTGGATCTATAGTGAAAGCATAGCCTATTTTCCATTCGGTTGAAGGTTCAGATTGTAAGAAACTTGTAGATTCGCCGTTTGCGCCTTTTCGCATTTCTAAAATATGTGTACCTTTTCGGGTATTTCGTTTGTAAATTCGATATTCTCCCGTTTGAGAAGATATGATTTCGCCATTAAAAGGGACTGGATGTAAAGGGAGATGAGATGCAAAACCTGCATCCACAATATAATCTGTATGATCATGACTTAAAATGATAATGACATGACCATCATCAGGTTTCCATTTATTATCGTAAAGATCGTATACAGTACCAGCTACTTTGTATACTTGAAACCCACAATCAATTAAAAAGTAATACAATAAGGAATTTAATTCATAACAAAGACCGCCTCTTTTTTGAATAAGTAACTTTTCTACTAAGTTATTTTTTGAAATGTTTTTAATAGTACCAGCCATAATATCAAGATTCTCATAGGGGAAAATCATTCCCATTTTTAAGAGGACTTCATCTAAATCATCAAATGTTAGTTCTTTTGCGGGAATTTTTAATCGTTTAAAAAACTCCTTTTGTAAATTGGTCATCATAAAGCATTCTCCTTTCTTTTTACAGAATTTTCTTCTGCTTACCGATAGGTTAGTACTTCTAAAAACTTAATTCAAGTCTGCGGAAATTATCATAATATATGTTTCTGGAAATATGATTTTATATTTTGAAATTTCAGTTAAATATTTAGTCATAAGAAAGTCTTACAATACAAGCTCCTTTTAAATTCGTTTGTATGTAATGAAAAGAAAATACATATCTTCATTATGTTTTTAAATAACTAATTAGTAATAAAATGTTTTTTTAATAAAATTTTTTCAAGATTTGTATGCTTTATATAAACAATCATGATTTGAAAAACATCTTGATGTAGTGAAGTTAACAATTATTGAGAAATTTTTTTGTCGTGTTTACTCAAAAGGAAGAGATGGAAACGAAGAGAATAACGTGAGTTAAGGAAGAGGGTGTACGAGTAATCACCTGAATATAGGGCTAACATCTTTTTCAAATAAAAAGATTAGCTATTATTAAGGGAGAAAATATAAATTATTACAAAGAGCACCTTCTTTCAAAAAAAGTGGGGGGAGTAACATGCGATTAATGAGAAGATGTGTTGCCTTACTAATTATATTTTTTATCATGGCTCCATCGATTAGCACAAATGTAAGGGCAGAAGTTGTAAAAGAGCTTGGAAAGGGGTTTCCTGATACAGAAGTATTTACACCTGGCGATTGGTTTTTAGGACAAAAACCAACTAATTATGATGAGAATAAGCCTCCAATTCTCTTTGTACAAGGCAGAAATGGTAATGCGGATAGTTGGTATGGAAAGACTGTATATCACGATATAAATGATATGTATGACTATGCTTTGAAAGCGGGATATCAAACGGTATTTATTCAATTATATGATGCGGCAGGGAAAGGATCGGCTAGTCAGTGGGACAACGGAAAATTGTTAGCACAAAAACTGGAAGAAATATATAATCATTTCGGTAAAAAGGTTACTATTGTAGCGCATAGTAAAGGTGGTATAGATACACAAGCGGCATTAGTTGGATATGGTGCGAATCGATTTGTTGGGAATGTTATTACACTTGCGACACCACATCACGGCTCAAATTTAGCGGATTTATCATATAGTTGGTGGGCAGGTTGGCTTGCTTCTATATTAGGTCAAAAAGATGATGGTACGTACGCGTTACAGATAGGGGAAATGGCAAAATTTCGCTCAACGATAGATAATAATCCAGCAGTTAAATTAAACCGTTACTATACGGCTACTGGGACTAGCTGGGGACCAGTATTTTCTGCGTTATCTATGGGCGGATTATATTTGTCATCGTACGGCTCGAATGATGGATTAGTAAATGAATGGAGTGCTAAGCTACCATATGGCACACATTTATTTACAGATTCCAAATTTGATCATGACAATATACGAAAAGGATCAGCTGTTTTCGCACGAATTGAACCATATTTACGTACTGCAAATGTAGGCGTGCCACCTTTAGTAGCACCAAGTAATAGTTCAGAAGAAAATATAGAGCAATTAAATACAACTTCTAATCAAAATATTTTAGGGGGAGAATTGCCACAAAGTCAGTGGATAGAGCAAGCTGTGGCGGTTGATAAAAAGGCAGAAGGAATGGTTTCTGTATTAACAGCTGCTTCTGATGTAGAAATACAACTAATATCTCCAAAAGGAAAAGTGTATACAAATAAAGATAGTACGATAACTACTGGTGAAGGTGAATCTTTCTTTAATGGGGCAACAATTAGTACATTTAAATTTGACAAAATGGACGTAGGAGAATGGAGAGTTAAAATGATGGCGAAGCAGTCGAAAGATGCATACTTAATTGTAAGCGATCACAAAAGTGGCGCGCCATTCGTTCTTCAAATGCCAACAAAAGTCAAAATTAACAAATCAGAGTATAAACTGAAAAAATCACCTGCGGCACCTGAAATGAAAGGAAATCTTTCCATAACAGTAAGAGTTGTTAATAAAGAAGGGAAGCTAGTCTCTGAATTTAATGAATTACAAAATGTTAATACAAATACATTTACAGGTGCTTTGAAGGACATAAAGCAACCAGGGGTATATAACGTTACGATGGATATAAAAGGGATAAATAAAGAAGGAAAACCTTATAATCGTACGATTGTTAAGTCGGTTTATGTGGAGAAGTAAGAGTGAATAGATTTTGATATGAAAATTGCCGAAACCTTGTGTTAGAAGGGGACGGCAATTTTTTATGTTTATTAGGTTAACAGAATAATGAAATAGGGGGTTACGTTCTATAATGGGAAAGAACCACCAAAAGGAACAGTTATAAACTCAGTTTTCCAGAAAGTACCGTAAGCTGGCTTTGATGGTTTATGTGAATCGTGGCAGGAACATCTTTTATACGAGTTTGAAGAACGATAGTATGAACCCAATATATTACCTCCTGATGATTAATAAATGTAAGATACATAGTAGTATATGTAAATGAACTACTATTGGCATGTATGCCTATCCTGTATAAGGTGGTAGATTTGGAATATAAAGCACTCAAATGGTGAAATATAGTTTATTAGAATAATATGTATAACGATTTTTGAAGACGAAAAAATTAATAATTTGGTAGAAAAATGAACTGAAGTTCTAAATAAATTGAATTATTGATGAAACGCTTATTATACGAATTGCACCTGAAAAAGTAGCATTGTTATTTTTTGGTGCGATAATGTTGTCGTTTAGCGAATTGCTCCTATTTAAACGTTTGTATATTAGAGTCTTTATTCGTTACTTTTTATTTGTGCAGTTGGGCAGGAAGAAGACGAAAGGTATCGAATTCATTTACATAGGAAGCATTGTTTGCTTTTGGTGTGAATAATAGTTAAAGATACGTTGAAATATTTAAAACTGTAACGAAAGAGCTATTAAATAATAGAGGGAGCAACTTACATGGAAAATATATTAAAGGTATCTTCAAAATCAAGTCCAAATTCAGTTGCAGGTGCAATAGCAGGTGTACTAAGAGCAAATGGCAATGTGGAAATCCAAGTAATTGGGGCAGGTTCTTTAAATCAAGCAATTAAAGCAATTGCGATTGCAAGAGGATTTGTTGCTCCAAGTGGTGTTGATTTGGCTTTTGTTCCAGCATTTCAAGAGATTTCTATCAATAATCAAGAAAGAACAGCAATTAAATTAATTGTAGGTCCTAGAAAGAGAAGATCCTAATAGAGTGCCTTTATAGGATGTGATTTGAAAAGTGCGATAGAAATCGTCCTTTTCTTTTTTTATTTATATTTTAAAGTTGAATTTTTAGTAATAAGCATTAGTGTAGTTAATAAAAAGTGTCGCAAATGCTTGTATGACAGGCACTTGTGACACTTTTGTAGTTTTATATAATATAAAATGAACAATTCTAAAACTGCTCATTCTTCTCCCAAGATTCAACGATATAGTATGAAAAACCTTATTATATCAAGGTTTATAAGTGTTGGTTTTCTTCGATGCTCACATTTTGCTCACATTAAATCTTTTCATTTGTTATCAGGTGTTTTCATTAGATTTTATTATGCTCTCGAAGTTTTCTGCTGCTTGTTGCTGCATGTTCTGTGTGATATGACTATATTTGTCTAAAGTCATTTGAATAGAGGAATGCCCTAAGCGATCTTGTACGATTTTAGGGTGTTCTCCAGCCTGAAGCATAAGTGTAGCGTGAGTATGTCGTAAGTCGTGTATACGAATTCGAGGAACACCAGCTTTTTTATAGTGATCATTCAAAAAGCGATGGGGAGCATCTATATGTAAGGGTGAATGTATCGCATTGCCGGTGAAAATAAACGCCTCATCATTCAAATGTATACCCCAGCGGAAAAATTCTTTCTTTTTATAGGAATAGTAGGATTGCAAATTCCCTATAACAAAAGAAGAGATGCTAATGCTTCTATTTGAAGATTTAGTTTTTGTGGCAGCTTTAAATAGTCCTTTTTCTGTTTTTACAAGCGATTTATTAACCAGGATACGTTTATTATTAAAGTCAATATCTTTCCACGTTAGTGCAAGTAATTCTCCGCGTCTCATACCTGTATAGATTGCGAGTAAGAAGAACATATGGTACTTAATATTTTTTTCTTTTAGATACTGGAGGAATCGATTACATTCTTCGCTAGACCATGTTTTCATCTCGCCTTGCTCTTCACGTGGTTTTTTAACCTTATTCATTATATTATCATGTATGATTTCCCATTCTACAGCGTGTTTGAAAATACATCTTAGGCAGCGATGGATATTGCTGATTGTACCATTTGATAGTCCTTTTTCCTTAAGTTCAGCATAGTAGCTTTGAATCATTACGGGTTTAATACTTTTAATCTTTTTATAACTAAATGGGGGAAGGATATAGAGCCTAACTAAGCTCATGTCTTTTTCATAAGATGTAATTTTTAATTCAGCTTTACGAAGAGGCTTTAACTTTTCCCATACATCTAAAACAGTTAATTGTTTGTCATCAAAATATATTCCTTTCTCTATCTCTGTAATCATCGTTGCAGCAGCATTTTGGGCGTCTTTTTTTGTTCTAAATCCACTCTTACTTTTTTGCTGGCGTTTTCCTGTGGCCGGATCAATACCGATATCTATTATAAATGACCACGTATTTCCACGTTTACGAAAACTTCCTTTCATATTCAATACCTCCTGTATCGTTAATTTTGAAAATTACAGTATTGTGATATTTTGTTCTGTAATTTACTTGCCAATAATTGATTTTTATAATGTAAAAGCCTTTTTTCAGCAAATTGTGTTGTTACATTGAATTTTTCTGAGATTATATATGCTTTTAACTGTAGGGGAGGAAGCTTTCGTAACATAAAAGTAGGTACACAAAATTGTTGTGCGAAATTTTTAGCTTTTGCTTCCTGATAATCTAGAAACATTTGATGCATTAATAATTGATTACCAGAATGAAATAGGATGTGACAGGTCTCATGGCCAAAATCCTCCCATTGTTCTTGCTGAGAGATACGATTATCAATAACTAAGTTAGCTATTTGATTTCTTTCCATTGCATGACTTCCAAACGGAGCAAAGTACAGCCAAATATTTAGCTTTTTTGCAATCTCTATCATATCTATTTGTTCAGGAACAATAATAGATATGGATTGGTACAAGTGCTGGATATAGTCTTCAAGTTGTGTTGTATAGTAGGGTTGCGATTGAAACATATTTTCACTCCATTCATATATTAAGAACGTATGTTCTTAATATACAACAAAAATAAAAAACTTGGAAGAGTAGCCAAGAAGAGATAATAGATAGATAAATTAAGAAATCTTATTTCTACTAGATCTACAATACGACAGTAGTATCTTAGGTTTGGTAGGGAAATATCGACGAATATATACGATAGTATCTGTTTATGTTTTAAAAAATAAGTTAAAATATATATGGTAAATTATTCATTAATTTTCGTTTTTTACCGTAGGAGTGAGAATGTGATTAAAAAAGCAATTGACTTTATTTTATCTGAAGTAGACGCACCAGCACTTAATCATCCTGGGATAAGTAAGGAGATTAAGTATAAAGTTACAAATACTAAGGTTAGAATTAACTCTTTTAAGAAGATAGGTGATTTAAAAATTTATATGAATAGATTTTCAAATGCCCCTGAGAGTGGAAATGATTTAGTGTATAACTCTCTAAAGAATAAAGGACTGAAAACTTACGAGGATATATATCCTGAGTTCAAAGAGAAGTTTCAACGTTATTTTGATGATGTTACAGTCTTAAATGATTTTGTAATAGGGAAAACATATACATCGTGGGATATCTCTAATTTTGCTAGAGATTATGATAATAAAAAGGTATTTATTTAATAGGAGAGCCCTCCAATTTAAGTGCAATTTTTATTAAAGTGACTTTAGAGAATGGGAAATATGCTAATGAATGGCTAGAAGCAAATAGAGTCCTGAAATATTATTTTAAAAATAGAGCAAATAAATTTAAGTTAGAGTACCAAGATAATTTCGCTATTTATAGTACGAAAGAAACGAATGTGCCAATCTATGTATTTATTAAAGAAAATACTAGGTGTGTATTACATGGCGTATTTAAATACGTACAGCATGTTGAAGAAGCAGAGGGGGCAAAGTGGTTTGAATTAGAAAAGATTGACCATTATCAAACATTACATACTTTAACCAATCAAGAATATGAGAATGACTTGGAGATAAAAGTAACACAATCTCAAATTACTAATAGCTTTGCTCGAAAAGAGCGCTTAAAACAAGCGGTTAGGAAACCTGAAGTAGTCGAAGTGGTTACTGCTCAATACAAAAGAAATCCAGATGTTATTGCAGAAGTGCTAGAGAGAGCGAATGGATATTGTGAAGAATGTAAGCAAGAAGCGCAATTTAAAAGAGCTAAGGATAGTACACCTTACCTGGAAGTACATCATGTCGTTCCTCTCGCACAGGGAGGGGAAGACTCGATAGAGAATGCTATAGGTATATGCCCGAATTGTCATAGAAAAGCCCATTATGGGTAATTATTTTAATATACGAGAGCCGAATTTATGAGTATGTATATTGGATTAGGTAGTAAATTACCAGAAGTTTATGAAGATAAGAATTTAGGCGACAAGAATAATATGAAGAAAAAACTTTAGTACTTCTAGGTTTATTGATGTTTGAACAAAAGTTAAATTGGAGTGGCGGAATTTATCAAAGAGATATATTTTTTCTCCAGCAATGGATTTTAGACGTAGAGATATGTTAATGGGATTTATAGGGGGATTAAAAGAAGTGCAAAGTTTTATAGGTTTATTAAAGCTTAAGGATAAATACTAAGAAAAAAAGTAGTTAAACATCTTCTTAAAGAATTAAAGATATACAGTGAAACTTTCCAAAGACCTGGAGTGGAAAAATCAGAAATGGAAAAATATTTATCGATGGGTTATAGACATAAATCTATGAGTTAAGCAGTAGAATGCATCTTGAAAACCTATCCATTATATAAAACTGCTCTTTAGTGTATAAAAGTAAAATTGAAATTAAATTAATTAACTATGTTTGAAGATGCAAAAGGGATAGTACAGCACAAATATTTAAAAAGATTTATATGGAAATAGACGTAATAGAGTAAGATTAATAAAAAAGAAATCTTTTTACAAAAATTCTGTAAAAAGATTTCTTTTCTTTATTCCTTTTTTTGAGTGTTCTTTATTGCCCTAAGTTTACGTTGTTGTAATTCGGCTTGGTTTTTAATTTTTATTTGCTCTTGCTCGTTTAAAAAAATTTCGAGACTATACATCAATCTTTGTTTTTTAGCATGCTCTGCTTCTTCTTTTTTTAAATTTATATCAGTATTTTGAACATCCTTTTTAATAATAAAATATATGACTAACCCAAATCTAATTGCTGAAAGAAAAACATAAAGTAATAAGAGAAACCCACTAACATTTAAAATCCAGATAGGAGAGTTGAAAAAAGTTCCAACAGAAAGCAAAAAGAATAATAAAATAAATGAACCAATTAGTGAATTTCTAATAAAATTCACTAATCGTATTAGATTATTATGCGATAAAGATGCAAAGGTAGAATCAATTTTTATACTACCTAAAATCGAAAAAACAGTAAAGTAAATTCCAATGAATACAGCTGTTATAGTACCTAATGAGCCCTCTTTTGCTGTGAAAAAACTTTGTAAATCTGTAACGATAAAATTTTCCAACCTGCTTGAAGCTACTTTTAATTGTAAAACAATAAGTAGTTTATTAATTGAAAAAATGAGAAACAATAAAGCTAATAAAGCTGCAATTAAAAAATCTTCCAAGGAGCGTATAAATTTATCATATTTCTTCATATTCTAATCACATCCTTGAATTAAATATAGAGCAATTTAACAACTAATTAAGTATAGCATTAGGAAGAATTATTTCAGGTAAGACTAAGTTTGGTAAATTGGCAGCGATTATTTCATGATCATACCTTCTTGTAAAACCATGTCCTGGTCGATTATTCGTATAATAATCAAGTTCCATTTGGTCACCGATATATTCCCAGCCTGTAGTGTCATCGTTGTGCATAATGAATCTTTTAAGTACTCCTGCATTTTTTAAATCTATATACTCTTGATTACCAGAAGTGGGACTTCTATATTTAACTTTAATCGATTCAAATACTTCACTTTCTAACTCAAGTGCTGCAACTAATTCAATTAACCTTTGAGGATGCATTACTTCTCTGCGAAGACGTCCATTTGAAAAGGTGATTTTTGCTTTATTTGCACCAAAAGCAGCATGGCTGTTAATAGTAGGTCTTAATATATCAACTATTAAACTTTGATTTTCTAAAAAAGCATTTGGGGTAGGAGCCATTAAATTAAGATTAAATTCAATGGATTTAATGTCTTGAGAATGTCTGACATCATTAAAACCTAATGTAGGTTCGATTTCAATAAACTCCACCATCCAACTCTCATTTTCATTGCTTGGGAGAAAGTGACTTAAATAATGTTGTAAATGAATTGGACGACAGCCATAGTGATTATATTCAAGCATTATTAAATTAGAATTTGGAATACATACAGCCGTAGTTAATTCCAGAACATCATCTGCAATCTCATCTGCTCTTCTTGTACCTTTGTTCCCTAAAAATGGTTTATGATCTCTAAATTTCCCAATAGTTATGGTTCTATTCTGAAAATTTTCGCTGTTTGGATCCGGAATTTTCATATCTATTAAGGAAATATTACCATACTTTGTATTTTTGAATAAAATTTGTGAATCAATAGTTATTAGCGAATCTAATAGATCAGTTAAACGAATGTTAGTTTTTATGCCATTTCTAGTGATAAAGCAATTATAATAATAAATTGTTTTACTCATAAAAATTCCTCCTTATATAATAATATCCTGAATATAAAAGTTAAAGATAAAATTAAGATGATATAAAAAAAACAATGATTAAGTATTATATACTGATAAAACGAATTTATGAGATTAACACGCATTTAAGCGTGTATTTTGTTATTTTGTTTTATTCTGTATTATAAATTGCCAGAACCGTTTTAGCTCATCTCGCTTTTCTGGGGAGGCATGTTTGATATCTTTAAACCAGAGAAATAGTTCAGGATCATCTAAAATATCTTGTGATTTTTCTTTTTCGGGAACATCGATTCTTCCAAGTAGGAAATCTGTCGTTACTTTAAAGTAATTTGCAATATTATTAAGTGTATTATAATCAGGCTGACGTTCATTTCTTTCGTACATACCAATAGTACTTTCACTAAGTTTAAGTATTTGAGCTAATTCCTTTTGAGTAATCTTTTTTTCTTTTCTTAATTCACGCAGTATATTTCCAAATGTTTTCATTCTATCACCTGCCCATATAATAACACATAACGTGTTAGTTAATAAGTTTACACACATTAAGAACACGAAATGTGTTGACGTTTTGATCGTATTGTAATATATTTGGTATTAATCGCACGATTTGTGTTGTTGGAGGGGGATATGAATAAGCAAAGGATAGCTGAAAATCTTGTTAATTTAAGAAAAGGAAAGTCAAGGGAAGAAGTCGCAAGCAATATAGGAATAAGTGTTAGTACACTACAAATGTATGAGAACGCAAAAAGAATTCCAAGAGATAATATAAAAATTAAGTTGGCGGATTTTTATAGTGTTACAGTTCAATCTATTTTTTTTGACTGTTAGGAACACAATTCGTGCGTTTTAGAAATGTTAAGGAGGAACCTATGATTAACTTTGACGTTGAATCATTTCGTAAGATAATCCGAGAAGAAGTACAAAAGGCAACTGAACATCTTCAGCTAATGAAAGATTTACCACCATTTTTAACTATTACAGAATTAATGGAACTATTACATATTAAACGTACAAAAGCATCTGAGCTATTAAACCGTTCTGATTTTCCAGTATGTCGCGAAGCAGGGGTTCTTATTCCTACACACCTTCTTTTTAAGTGGATGGAGAATCACACTGAATGGGTAGAAAACAATACAGAGTATTACAATCCATTTAAAGAATCCGTCTAATAGTAAATTACCATAGTAAGTTGTCACAAATAAATAATGCTTTAGGTACGAATGGGGGAAGTAAACGATGTCCATAGGAAAAGAAGTTGCTATGGCACGCAAACGAAAGGGAATCACCCAAGAACAACTCTCCTTAGAAATCCCCGTGAGTCGTGAGTCACTAGCAAAATATGAAACTGAAAAACGAAAGTTACCAGAGGATTTAAGAAAATGTATTACAGAAGGCATTGATGATCCACAACTGTTTTTCAAAATGTGGAGTGAAGCTACTGGCTATGTTAGTATCCCATTTTTTAATGGAGAGCTTATAGATCTACATCCTGCAAGTATGAGGTACATGGTCCAACAAGAGACCAATGAAGCGTTGGAACAACTTGATACAGTATGTTGGTCTAAACCTTCACAAACTTGGTCTGAAAGAGAGAAAGAGGATTTGAAAAAGGTAATGCATGAAGTCCTGGATGCTACAGGTTCGATGATGAGCCTCGTAGCGGTCCTATGTGATCAATATGGTATTTCAATGAAAGAAGTCTTTAAGTACTGGAAAGTATCATTACGAGCTAGGAAGTATATAAAAGGTTAATTTAATTATTTTATTGGGGAGGTTTAAGTTATGACAATTGATTATGCAAGTCCAACTTTAAATCAATATAAAACGCTAATTCGTAAGGAAGCAAATTTATATGGTGATATTAGAATTGCAGCAGTTTGTGGGGACTATATGAAAGCTAGGGATTTAAAACAAGAGAAGAAATTAATGGAGATAAGAATTCGAATTATAGAAGCAGCATTTGTTTTGAAAAACAAAAAGAAAAAAGGAAAGGCCACCGCGTAGCCTGCGATAGCCAATCATGACAGTAGATTAATTATAGCATATAACAATTTAGTGCGACAAGCTGTTGTGCTTGTCGTTATGACCAGAAAGATTTGTTAACTCAAACCGCTTAATATACATTACATTCTGGTCATAACGATGCGTACAGTATCAAATTATTAAAAATGGGGAGCAAATTATGAAAGTAGAATGTAATCGTCTGTTCGACTTAGTTCTACCAGGTGATTTTGCTTTTGCAAATGAATTACATAACTGCATGGTGACATGTATTCATAACATGTTCAATGCTGGTTCATTAGATGAAGCTAATCATTGGGAGAAGGAATTAAATAGATGCGCAAAAGAATTCAAGAGCCTTCGTAATGAAAAAGAGGATCACGATGTATCAAAGAGTTATCGTGTAGTTGTTAAAAGCCTTCAAGGGCAGGGGATTAATGCATCAGTAGTTAGTCGAAGAAAATAAAAAATCTATCACTTGGCAGAGTGATAGATTTTAGACTCTAATAGAGAGTCTTTCTAAAAATTGAATTGGATTAAGTATATCAAAGCAAATCAAGTAAAACAATGGAGGATGAATAATATGGCAGTTTATAGACCCGTTCAAGTTTCATATTGGCAAGATGCTTTCGTTTTAGACCTTACACCGGAGGAAAAATACTTCTACTTATACTTAATGACTAATAGCAAAACTTCTCAGAGTGGTATCTATGAGCTTCCATTACGAGTGATAGAAATGGATACAGGGTATAACCGTGAGACGGTTGAGAAGCTGCTAGAGCGTTTTGCTGATTACGGGAAAATTTATTACAACAAAAAGACGAAAGAAATTATGTTGCTTAATTGGCTTAAATTCAATGCTATTACAAATTTGAATATTGAAAAGTGTGTGTTAAAAGAAATCCAGAATATTAAATGTGAAGATTTTTTAATTGATTTTTATGAGACATGTTTAGAGTTAGAAAAGCAGCAAGATTTTAAAATTCCTCGTATTAAGGAATACTTCCAAGCTCGTTTTGAGTGGCTTATAAGGGGCTTCGAAGACCCTATGAAGGAAAAAGAAGAAACAAAAACAGAAACAAAAGAAAAAGAAGAAACAAAAACAAAAGAAGAAGCAGCAAGCTGCTCAAGAGATAAAAAAGTTGCAGAAGAAAATCCAATAATATTTTATGAGCAAAATTTTGGAGTTCTTAAACCATTTGTGGCTGAAGGAATTAATGCGTGGATTGAAGATTTGAATGCACAGCTTGTTATTAAAGCAATGAAAATAGCTTTAGAAAAGAATGCACCTAATATGTCTTATGTACAAGGTATTTTAAGAGATTGGCATGCTAAGGGGTATAAGAGTATTACTGATGTTGAAGCTGCACAAACTCAATTCCGTAAGAAATACCATTCTCGTGGTGGAAGAAATAATGCTCGAAATGAAATTGTTCCTGATTGGTTACATACTCAAGATACGGAAACAAATTCTCAGTCAGTAGAGCTTAGTGAAACCGAATTAGAAGCTGAACGTAAACGTTTAGAACAAGTGTTATCTAAATATAAAAAAGAGGCTTAGGAGGATTGTAATGCCAAAGCAGTTAACAATATTTGATGTTGAGCCTGTAGTAGCATTCGATACGGAGAAAGCAAACATTCATCGATTAAATTCTAAAGTTCGTTTTACGGATGTAGTTGTTCAAGTGCCAAAACAAGTAAGAGCCACTGATGAATTAAAACCAACAACAGCGCCAGATGATCAGTATGAATTATTTGAGGAATATACAATTGGAATTTGGAGATTTAAGCGAGTGGAAGATAAGCAGTTCGATTGGGAAGAAGCGGAGGAGCTTTGCAAGTCTGCGAGAGATAATAAAGAACCGATTTCAATACGGCTTTATTTATCATTGGAACAATCATTTGTTCCAGAAAATGTTGTGCGATACTTGTAGACAAACAAAAAAGCCGAGATTGCTCCCGACTTGCTTCGACAAAATAATCATAACATACGGGAGTGGTCTTAATGGGAATTATTAAAGAAAATCTTGTAGAAATGACAGCTGAAATAGATTTAGAAATGAATGGAATATACGTTGTTAAAAATGGTCAGGTGCAACTAATAGAACCACCCCAAGGTGGATTTGGTGAACAATCATTTGTATATCAAAGTGGAAAAGTAATTCGTATGGAAGAACGAAAAACACAGTTACTTTAATCAAATTTGAATTTTATTAAGAAAAAAGGAAGAGGTTTTTGAGAGTATGTATAAGCCCCTTCAATATTTATAGGGACTTTATAGCGAAATGTATATCTAAACAGAATTTTCCGCTTGCACTGCCAGGTTCTAAGAGACGAATAGTAACTGATTGTGTATCTTCAATTGTTTTGGAAATTGAATTTCCAGGAGGGACTATGAAAAGGATGGACTTACTCATGCTTTGTTGTACGCTAACTTCAATTAGTGAACTTTGTAAACTGTTAAAGACTGTGACAGTAGCAGTAACAGGTTGTTCTATTCTCTTTTCCCAAACTTCTAGAAAGGTAGGGTTGTCATTAAGTAGAAAGTTACCACAAATTTCATTACATACAAGTTTTTGTTTTTCTTTTGGTATTGGTAATGAATCACAGGTTGGTATTGGAAAAGCACAGGGTATTGGAAATAGATATTTAAAATCCAAAGAATTTTTTTTCATAATATAATGCCTCATTTCAATAGTATAAGCGTTGTATATAAATTAAGAAAAAGATATTAAATCCAAAATGAATTAATATCTTTTTCTGACAATCTATGCTACTTGACGTGCAGCTTCAACACAAACTCTACCACTAACAGGTTGACCAGCGGTGCCAGAAAAAGCAACCAATGTTCCTATGTTTGACACAAAAACAGTTTGGCTATTACCTGGAGTTATTGGGCCAATAATATTTGTACCATTGTTCGCTAAAAAGGCAGTAATTGCACCACTTGCAGGGTTATTAGTAAGAGTGACATAGCCGGAAAGAACTGGACCTCCAGTATTGTTAAATACTGTAGCTCCACCAACTACATCACCTCCTGTTGTCGTGAAAGAATTGCATGTAGAAATAGAGACAAACTGAGGGTCTGTACAACAACACATATACAACATCCTTTCATTTGTTAAATAATACTTATCGAAATATAAAAATACTTCACCTTATTAGATGCTTGTTTTTATTAAGGGGGCACGGCTCATAGGAAGTAATTTTAATTGAAGGGATAATTGTAACAAGAGGATTTTATTAAGAGAATTTATTACAAAAGCGTTATTTGAATACAAAGAGGGGGAAATGAAAAATGGAATACGTTGAAAAAGCAACTAAAGATATTAGAGAGAATTGGTTTGTAGATCATGTAGCTGAAATTCAAGGTGAAGAAGGGTTACAGGTTGTTTATTGGGGCAAGCCTGGAACAAATATGTATCGTACTAAATTTGTTCTTGCAGGATATAACGTATTTATTTCAGGGGATATTGGCGAAGCGGTGTATAACCTTACATGTCCAGCAACATTAGAAAATATTAAAGGATTCAATTTAGGGTATTTTACTGAAAAGTTAACGGCTTTTTGTGAAGAACGTTGGAATTTTGATGAAGAAAAGGCAAAAAGGGAACTTGATGAATATTGGAAGGACTACGATATAAACGAAACAAGAGAAGACGGACAGGAAGTATATGATCGTATTATTTCAGCAATTGATGAGAGTTCATCTATGGAAGGTTACCATTTTTGGTTAAGTGACGTTTATCATAGCAGCTCCTTAGATTCTGACACGTTGGAAGACATTTGGAATTTCGGTAAAAGGTTGCCACGTCGTTTAATTGGTTACTGGTTAGGATTGCAAATGGCAATTGAACAATTAGAGAAAAGCAAACCGGCAGCAGAAGCAGTTACTTTATAACAAAATAGTTATTTGAATTAGTTTTATCAATAAAAAAAGAGCCGTATTAAGACTCTTTTTAAAAAGGTTTATTAATCATTTGTTCTCTAACCAAAACAAAAACTGTGCCTGCAACAACACAGTTTGCATAGATTTTGCCACTTATGCCGCCGAAAAATTCAAGTCCGAAAGGTAGTAAAAAAGTAGCAATTCCTACTATGTAAGCAAATATGCCGAGTAATTTAGCTAGTTTATTTTTATCACCAATAAAAGTAGCATCTTGGTATCCAGCAATAAGAAATAATTGTTTTTTAATATGAATCAGATAACCCATTATTACAATGATTAGACTAACAAGTGTGCAAACTACAAATCCACTCATTATATTCACCTACCTTATTTAAATTTTACCATATTTAGGTTGTTTTTTATAGGGTTAACAAAGGAGCTCATCTTGTTATAAGGGGGAAGGTAGAATCAAAATGACGGAAATAGAGGAATTGAAAGTGAGCATTTTTTTATAAAATTCTTATTTTAAAGCTAAAGAACGCCTTGTGGAGCGCTCCTTATGCCTAATTATAAATGCTTATGTTCGTTCTTAGATTGATTTCTTGCTTGGAGGAATAAAATGCTCTTAAACAAAGTTTAGATAGACAATACAGCCAATAATTACAATATAATACATCGCACAAAAGAAGATTAAAATGTATTTTAATGTCTTGTTCAAATTAGTACCGTCCTAAAAGAGAATTATTTGGATTTTAATATGGTATGTAAAAAAAGGTGCATTTATACAAGGGAAGGGTAGCTAGCAAAAGTAAAACAAAATCTTTATTTAAACATAAAAAGAGCGCCCGGGAAAGCACTCTTTGACCAAGGCTCATATCGAAAAGTGGTAACAATATATCCTATGTGTATTTTTAACGTATGTGCAAATTCTAAACAAAATCTTTATTTCATAACAAGCGAAAAAGAGCACACATATAAGCGTGCTCAGAGACAAGAAAGGTAGATTTCCATGAGTGGAGAGTCTCCATACAATAACGTATACTTGTCAGGTATAAATGCGACAAGTTTTTATTCCATGAGAAAAGAGCACTTACTTACGGTGCTCTTTAGGGAAAAAGTGAAATGTTGAAAAGTAGATTAGGGTTTCTTGCTTCGAAATAATATATGACCATTTCATCGTAATGTGACAATGAATCGCTAATGCTAACTACTTGTTGAAAAAAGAATCCCCTCTAGATTATTGAATGCCAGAGCTTCAAGAAATAATTAATTTAACTTTTCAATTACAATCGAAGCATTTATATTTGTTTGTGTTCCACCTGCTAAAGTTTGCAAAGTAACTGCAGCAGCGGAAGTATGATTATTAAGGGTAATAATATCACCTGCAGCTAAAGCGAGGATTGTTTGGCCGTTGTTTGGTTGAGTTCCTGCACCTGATCCATAAACTGCGCTGGTAACCGGAGCACCATTTAAAAAAAGTGTGAATTGATTAGGCTCAACTCCTGATACAGAAAAAGAAATTTTATAATCTCCTGCATTAATAACCATTAATTGAGAAGTTCCCAGTGTATGAGTAAAACCAGATGTCATTCTACCATGTGAATTAAAAAGAATAGGTGCTTCTAAGGCAACAACTTGAGCTGCTGTATTGAAAACATAAGCATAATGAGATAACCCAGATACTGTAAGTCCGGTAGGTCCAGTAGATCCGGTAGCTCCAGCGGTTCCTGGTAATCCAGTAGGCCCAGGAATGCCTTGGATGCCTTGGATACCTTGAAGCCCAGTTGGGCCAGTCGGGCCGATAGGTCCAATAAGTCCCGGATTACCTTGAATACCTTGGATACCCTGAATTCCAGTCGCCCCAGTTATTCCAGTAGGTCCAATAGGACCAATAGGCCCCGGATTACCTTGAATCCCCTGAATCCCTTGACTTCCTTGAGGTCCAGTGGGGCCAGGAATGCCTTGGATACCTTGAATACCTTGAAGTCCGGTTGGTCCTGGTGACCCAGAAGGTCCAGTGGGGCCAGTCACTCCGGTAGGTCCTGGTGGTCCCCCAGAAGGTCCAGTCGGGCCCGTTGGTCCTGGCGGTCCCCCGGAAGGGCCGGTAGGTCCAACAGCTCCAGAAGGTCCAGTTGGACCTACAGAACCAGGAATGCCAGGAATCCCTTGAGGGCCGGTCGGACCAGGAATCCCTTGAATCCCTTGAATCCCTTGAATGCCAGGAATCCCTTGAATTCCAGTGACCCCTGTTATTCCAGTGGGTCCAATAGGACCTTGAATGCCAGGAATGCCTTGGATACCTTGGATACCTTGGATTCCAGAAGGTCCAGTTGGACCAATAGATCCAGAAATCCCAGGAATCCCTTGAGGTCCAGAAATACCTTGAGGCCCAGTAGGTCCCAGGCTACCTTGAATTCCAGTAGGCCCGGTAGGTCCCCGAGGTCCACCTGAAGGTCCGGTAGCTCCAGTAGGTCCCGAAGGTCCAGTAGCACCAGTTAATCCAGTAGACCCGATTTGAGGTAAAGGAAAGGCACATGGAAAGGGTATGTGACAATTCTTTTTAAATTTACTCATTTTTACACCTCCCTTATAAATTAACTAACAATTTATATTTATACTTTAACAACTTATGAGTAAACAGACACACTGGTGTAAGGAACCCGCCCCACAATAATTATATAAAAGGTTTTAAGAGCAAGCCTTTATTTCACATTCCATACCAAAAAGAGCGCATTTTTATATGCACCCTTAGTAAGGTATGTGAATGTCTCATGAAATATAAAAAATTCAGAAAATCGTAATCAGATTTTTACGAGTGAATTTTGAATATTGTATGCCTTACTTGGAGTTATGGAGCCTGTCATTAAAGAATAAAGAGCGCCTTGAGAGAAAGACGCTCTGACCAAAACTAATATTGAAAAAGAATACCCATAATATTGTATGTATGTTTTTGGTGTAGGTGCGAGTTTAAATAAAATCTTTATCTTGCGTAAAAAAGGCTAGGATTGATCCTAGCGCTCAATAAAAGGTTGTGTCACATGGGAAATGAGAAAAGCAAGAAATTCAGTAATGTTTACAGATGTATTACGCGGGCATGAAGATGTTGATGAATTATAAAATCGTTATTTCAATGTAAAAAGCCCTAGAGGGGATTAGGACTTTTTACATAATAAATCTTTCTGTAGTTAAAGAACTTATTAAAGATAACACATGAAGTTTCATAAATGTATCAGAAATGTGAACAAAAGCGTTTCTTCATAACAAACAAAAAGAGCACACATATAAGTATGCCCTTTGACAAGAAAGGTAGATTGCTATAAGTGGATGCCTCCATAAAACATCATATGCCTGTCCAATTAAAAGGCGAAAAAAATTTAAGGTAATCATGAATTTATTGGTAAAAATACTGGTAAATATGTTCGACTTTATGGTCGTTAATTTGAACAAAACGCTATTTGAATTAATGTGGAAAATACCATATGTAACCTAAAATAATTAAGCAAGTAATTCCTAGTGTAATTAATAAATATTTAAGGATCGTGAGTGCTGTTTTCATTGAATACCACCTAAATTTTTAATTATTTTAGGTATTTAGTCAGGTATTTATGTATATAAAAATTTCATTTTGTAGAAAAGTGGTGAAATAGATGTACATTGAAACATTAAGAAGTAAATTGAAGAAAGATTGCAAAGGAAAAGCGATGGTCCGTAATACAGGATTAGGGCACTTCTATATTTACCTCGCAAACTAAGATGATGTTTTTACAGCAAGAAGCAGTGTCCGAGAAGTTAATGAAGTTTGTGGGACAAAAGTTACATACAACGGACGTACAGAGCATATTGATGGAAGTTTATATAACTACTGCATTCATGGTTGGGATGCAAATCAAAAGGAGCAGCTAGCAAAAGCTAACTGCCCCTTTTCCTAAAAAAGGTTCCGGGCTGCAAACACTGTTAAGAAAGCAGCTTATGAGTAGTATGTACAAAATCGTGAATATTATTAGGATAAAAAAGAGCGCCTTCGAACAGCGCTTTTCCTCGGAGTGTGTAGTGCAGGATACTTCATGAAGGTTTTTAAGAAATAAAATGAATGAGCTTACAACCGAAAAGATGCGGCTACACAATAACATATGAAAATGCTGTAGTAGGAGTGACAGTCTAATAAAGAAGGTAAAGTAAATGATGTGGAGAAAGATACAAACACTCAGGTAAACAACGAAACTACTGAAAATGAAGAAGGGAAGCTAATAGATATTATAGGAAGTTGGGTTCAAGCGGTTGGTTCTGTAATTTCATTAATTGGACAAATACGTGAAGAGAGTGAGGAATTGGAAGGGAATGATGAATAGAGTAATTTAATAGAACAGTTAAAACAATAATTCTTTTAAAGTGAAAGCAAACAGAATATAGTCCGGCTAGAAAACTAGAGGACACCAATTCATTAAAGCAGTAATTAAAGCTGTTTTAAGAATAGGTGTCCTTTTTATTTTAAAAAAGGGGATGTGGGGAATGAAGGTATTAAAAGATCAATTACGTGAATGGAAAAAGCAATCGAACCAATCAAAAAAGAAAAATAAGAAAAAACGAAAAGAGAAATTTAGCACTCGTGAAATTGAGGATTTAATGGGGATGCATAGACCTTGTTATGAGCTGAGACGTGGAGCTTTAAGACAAAAATAATTAAAAAATAAAAAGGAGTGGTCTTACATGACTAAACAATTATCTTTCTTACCAAAAATCGATAGAACGGCAACCCAAGAGGAATTAGAAGGCGTGTTGGAAAGTATACGTATACATAGACAATTCGGGATGATGCGTAAAGAAATGAAGGTCACTCCTTCTTATGAAATACGTGAGCATGGTCCTACACATGCAGTCGGAAAACCGTTAGAAGATGTTGCTATAGCGAATATTCAACAAAGCAAACGAGAAGAGTGGCTTGAAAGAATATCATTACGTATAGATCAATTTTTAAATCGATTAGGGAACGGACGTGCAGGAAGCATTCAAAGAGATATTATTTATAAACGCTATTTAGAAGAAGAGGACGTATGTGATTACATGGTTTATAACGAAATAGGGATGTCGGAGCGTACTTATCGACGTTGGAAGTCCAAAGCGTTTTATAAACTTGCTTTTGCACTTGGATTAGAAGTTTACGAGACAGAAGAAACGGGAGGTAATAAATAATGAATTTTGTTCAGCCGATACGTGATACAGAGCAAATAAAGCAGTTAAAAGAGTATTTTAAGGAAAAGAGCTTACGTAATTACATTCTCTTCATTATGGGTATTAATACAGGTCTCCGAATCTCAGATATTTTGAAATTGAAAGTAGGGGATGTTAAAGGCAGTCATATATCTATGCGGGAAAAGAAAACAGGGAAACAGAAACGAATACAAATTACTACAGCACTGAAAAGAGAACTTAAATGGTTTATTGTAGAAAGAGAAGACAATGAGTATTTATTGCAAAGCAGACAAGGTAAGAATCGTCCAATTGGTCGTAGCATGGCATATAAGATATTAAGCGGAGCGGCGGCAGAGTTCGGGTTAGATGAAATAGGAACACATACGTTAAGAAAAACATACGGGTATCACATGTACATGCAAACGAAAAACATAGCATTACTCATGGAGATATTCAATCACTCGTCAGAGAAGGTCACGTTACGTTATATAGGTGTAAATCAAGATGCAATGGATAAAGCAATGATTAGGTTTAAAATCTAATCATTGCTTTTTTCTTTTTAAATCTAGGGGTATTGCCAGCATTGTTGAAAAAACTACGCTAAGAGCATACAAAATTTTATACAGTTTTCGACTAATCCAGTAACAAACGAGAACCCGAAAACCCGCACCAGGAGTAGGTCCCCTTGTCAGAGTAAGGGGCCACTTTTTCCTTGCTACCGATAATAGGACGTTATATTAACTAGTTTTGTATAGAATATTCATGTGTTCCTTAGAAAACTAAAGGGCCAGTTTATCATTCACAACTGTACTTGAACTTAGGTTCTGTCTGAATATAAAAAGCATTTCTTACTTGTGCACTCCAATTTGCAAAAGCTGATCTCCATTCAGGAGTGTTAAAGAATTGGTCTACAGTTTGAGTTTCAGAATGCCAAACTATAAATAGGTTAAGTGGGGCAATTCCTCCTGCCCAAATTCCATTATTTACGTCAGTATCTTCTTCTCTTACTAATAATAAGGGTAGACCAAATTGAAAAGCCATTGAAGGTTCTACTTGTGAATAAACTGATCCTACCCAGAATGGAGTTGATGGTGGAAGAGGTCCTACATTGACGTCAACTGTTTGAATTTTAAAACGACGAAGGTTTACTGCCAACATTCCATAGCTTGATGAAACTAGACGACGAATATCAGTTAAAATGGATTCGGGATAACTTTCACTTAAAGGCAATGTACGTGGAAAAAGCAAAGCATACTCAATTTCTAAAATTAGACGGTTTAGAAACCGTTGTTGGTTGTCATTTAAATGAGTTGTCGTACTTAAAAATATGGGAATACGATAAGCACGGTCAATACACTCTTGATGTGCCGATTCTATTTTCACTTTATGTTTACTTAAAGATTTATGCTCATTATTACTCATTTTTTCACCTCCTTTTTTAATACTATATAGAAAAGGAATTAGTTAGTTTGGACATAATTGCCTTTATGGGAACCTAAAGGGGTTTTCTTACTTAAAAAAACAAGTTATAAAAATTAATACAGGTACTCAAAGAAGGAAAAACTGATAAAATTTAACTTCCAATAACGAGAAATATGTAAACAAGCTGTCCACATGGGCAGCTTGTTTTATTTTTTTACATAGCGTAGGCTATTTTGAAAAATGCTGGTGGTATCCCTATACAGTTACTCATAATTTTCGTACTGTGTAACTCAAAAGAGGAAGTGAAATGAAATCAATGATATCAAGGGATTCAGCGAAGGGGTCAGTTACACACAATATAAGATATGGGTAAGTGAAGAGAAGGCATAAAAAAGGAGCGTAGTTCGTCAAACAGATGTAATGCTCTATTACTTTTAAGTTAAGAAATTCATTGTTTCCGATTAATTGCATCTGTTTTTTGTGATTGTTATTGATTTAAAAAAATAAAAAATCGCCTTATTAAAGGCGATTCATTTTGCATTTTTTTTGATAAATAAATATCTTTTAAAATTAAATACAATGTTCTACATTAACGTCTTTCTGGATTATTGTCTTTTTTTCTAAGACCAAATAATCCTACTAGTCCCAATAAACCAAGCCAAGCCCAATTATTATTTTTATTACGATTATCATTTAAATCATTTGTCGTATTTACATTTCGAGTTCTCACATCATTATTAACTCTATTCATGTTATAGTCATTAACTCTAGTCGTGTTATAGTCATTAGCTCGATTTGTAATATTATTATTGTTAGCTCTATTCGTATTATATCCATCGTATTCAGCATGGACGCTTGTACCAAAAAACGTAATAGTTAGTAATAGGGCACCTAAAATAGATGAAAGTTTTTTCTTCATGGTTTTCCCTCCTTTCGCATTTAGTAATGTCTCCAGTTCCTTTAGACAATATTCGGTTAAAAATATATAAAACCATTTGAATTCAAATTATGATAAATATCTTTAATTTTTATTATTAAAAGTACTTAATAATAATGGATTAAGTTAATTGAAATGTATTTATTCTTTATAAGCATAAATTTTGGGTAACGGTACATTCTATGAGAGGTAATTACTATATTTGGGTAAGGTGTTCCTTATGAGTAATAAGAACTTATTTTCTTTAATCAAGAACATGGTTGGGAAAATTTTTTCTATAGTAAGCATTGTTGTTAAAAGTCTAATTTCTTTAAGGAGGAATATTTTTATGGGTATTTTAAGTGGAAATCCACAAAATGAACCAATGCATTACGGAGAAGTCTTTGGAATTTGGAGTTATCTTGCAGCGGCACAAGGCGCGATTGCTGGATATCAAGTTCTTATTAACCATACAGGGGACGAGGATTTAAAGAAATTTTTAGAGAACCTTGTAGAGAATGATATCCAATCAGAAGTTGAAGAATTAAAAAATATCTTGAAATTGAATGGTGTTGCATTACCACCAGCACCTCCAGAAAGACCAGTCGCATCTATTGAAACGATTCCTCCTGGTGCTCGTATTAATGATGCAGAAATTGCAGCTAAAGTTTCTATGGATCTTGCTGCTGGCTTAGTAGCATGTAGTCAAGCTATGGGACAATCTCTTCGAGAAGATGTTGGAATGATGTTTGGTCAATTTCATATGAAAAAAGCACAAGCTGGAGCTATATTACTTCGTCTGAATAAGAAAAAAGGTTGGATTATTCCGCCTCCATTACATGTTCTACAATCCGATCAAGCATAGTTATTGAAAGAAAGTTCAATTTATTCAGTGTAGCTGTTGCAGTGAGGTAATCTAGGAAAATAAAGGTTATTAGCGAATTAAAATAAATGGCAGAATCGTGACCGTTATTTGGCAGTAAGTGTGCCGGTTGTTTTGGAATTAGCATGTTATATTTGTATTGTGAGAGGTGGCGGAAAACACTACTCACTATGTTTTTTCTAAAATTCTAAACGGTTCGTAATGACGGCGCATAAAATCCGAAACCAGCAGATGGTAGTGATTGAATGATACCGTTATTAAGGAGAGCTTTTGCTCTTCTTTCAGTTACTTAATAATGCATAAAAAGATTGTTGCAGCAACATTAGGTGATTGGAAGAAGGGTAAAACTTCATTTACCGTAATTAAAGTACAAATAAATAATTGATATCAGAGCATCCATTCAGGTTCTTTTTATTTTGGAGGAGATTGTACTTTGAAAATACCATTAAAGAAATGGTGCTTGAATAGAAGTTGTGGATTTGAAGAGGCTCTCATACGATACGTGATGGTTGTAAATGCCCTAAACGTTAATGGGTCAATGATGAATCAAATTGGTGCAAATGAAAGATAAGAAAAATAAAAAAAGAGGGCTGAATCCCTCTTTTTCTTTTGATATGCTAATTAATCACAAATCGGTATTCCAAGCACTCTTAGAGCTAATGCTACTTGAAGAGAAATCTCTAATCTAGCAATCTCGATACCAGCTACTGTAAGAACTAAAAAAGGTTGGCCATTTACAAACACAACGCAACTTTCCATGGTTACGCCTCCCTTCTAGTAAACTACTACAGTATATGAGTTGAATATTAATATGTAATAGTTAAATTGATGGATTTAATAGAATTGATAGATTTACCTTGTTCTAACAAAACAAACTCAACACAAACCAAATATTGTAAAGGTGATTTAAAAACCATCTAATGTAACACATCATATATTTTGTTACGTAAATTTCGATAAAAATAGAGATAGTTAACTAAGTGAAGTTTATACAAGGGAAAGCGGAGGTTTTAGGGGAATAACAGCGTAAAATCAACGATGTATAAAACATGTTGTAAGTGGAAGTTCATGAAATTGCCACAAACGTTGATATGACGGCATATTTCCCGAAAGTCTTGTTTACATAAGTAACCTTATCGGTAGTGAATTTGAATATCTATTCATTTCCCGTGCATACAACAAATTTCGTTATGGATTTTTAAAAATATGATTCTTTTGAGGTGGTGTAAATGGAAGGAAATATAAAAGTTCCTACATGTTCTGTTTGTAATGAACCCTGCATGTGGACATTAAAAATGCCATTAACTATTACTCATTTTGATAAAACATATATCCGCGAAGCAAATACGGATAATGCTTATATATGCATTGAGTGTTTAGAGACGGAAGTACAAACAATTGGATAAGGGGGCAGGTGTTATGTAATTATGGCCAGACAACGAAGTCCAGACCGCAACAAAGCGTATGAAATATTTAAAGAACATAACGGTGATATTACGAATCGAAAAATTGCTGAATTGTTGTCTACATCCGAAAAAACTGTAAGCGAAAAAACGGTTGGAGGATGGAAATCCAAAGATGAATGGATAGACAAATTAAATGGAGTACTCCATAAAAATGAACGGAGTACTCCAAAGAAAGATACGGAGTACTCCAAAAAGAAACCAGGAGCACCCAAAGGTAATAGGAATGCTGTAAACAATCGTGGTGGAGCTAAAAAGGGCAATAAAAATGCTATCGGTAATCCCGGAGGTTCTGCTCCACTACGTAATGGTAATGCTGCTACTCATGGTTTATATAGAAAGTATTTACCAAAAGAATTATATGATTTGAAAGAAGAGCTAGAGGAAGCGATTAACAATGATCCTTTATCGATTCTATGGGAAGGTATAATGTTGCAGCACGCTCAAATCATTCATGCTCAACGTATTATGTTCGTTAATAATAAAGAGGACATGACAAAGGAACTAAGAAAGAAAAAACTTAGTGAAAGCGGATTTGAAGAAGAGTGGGAAATTCAATTTGCTTGGGATAAACAAGCGAGTTTCTTAAATGCTCAATCTAAGGCCCTTTCTACTTTGTCTGCTCTTATTAGAGATTTTGACAGATTAGCAAATATAGATGATGAGCGACGTGCCAAACTTGAATTTATCCAGGTTCAAATCGACAAAATTAAATCTAATACTAATAATGATGATAACAATATTGATCCAGTTGTCATTGTAGATAATGTCAGTGGTGATTTAAATGTCTAAAAAGCAAATCGGTGAAATACTGCCACCGGCATTTCATCAAGTTTGGTTAGCTCGTAAATGTGAATCGATATTAAAAATCGTTTGTAAAGGCGGGCGTGGTTCGGGTAAATCTACTGATATATCCATTTGTATTGTTATGGATCTTATTCAGTTTCCTATTACAGTGCTTTGCATACGTAAAGTAAAGGATACAATAAGGGAATCTTGCTATGAGCAAATAAAAGAAGCTATAGAAATACTAGGTGTAGAGCATTTATTTCGTTTTAAAGAAAGTCCAATGGAAATCATTTATAAGCCGCGTGGAAACAAAATGATATTCCGTGGCGCTGATGACCCTGCAAAAATCAAATCTATTAAGATAGCAAAATATCCAGTTGCTATTGCATGGTTTGAAGAATTGGCCGAATTTAAATTAGAAGAAGATGTTTCTACAATAGAAAAATCTATTTTGCGTAAAGAATTACCGAATGGATTGCGATATAAAATGTATTACTCATACAACCCACCGAAGAGAAAACAATCCTGGGTTAATAAGAAGTTTGAAACGCAATTCAGACCAAAGAATACATTTGTACATCATAGTACATACCATGATAACCCGCATATTTCTAAGCAGTTTGTAGAAGAAGCAGAAGAAACGAAAAGGCTGAAACCGCAGCAATACGAACATGAATATGAAGGGAAACCGACAGGCAGTGGTGTTGTTCCATTTAGTAACCTTAAATTCAGACGTATTACAGATAAAGAAATTAAAACATTTGATAATATACGTCAAGGAATTGACTGGGGTTATGGGAATGACGCGCTGTCTTTTGGTCGTATGCATTATGACAAAACACGCAGGAAGCTTTATATATTTGGTGAAATACATGGTGTTAAAATCAGTAATCGTTCATTAGCTGAAAAGATAAAGAAACTCGGCTGGGATGATGTTGAAATAATTGCGGATTCTTCTGAACCAAAATCAATCGATGAAATGAAAAACGATCATGATATTAAGAAAATCAAGGGTGCAATTAAAGGGCCTGGTTCTGTTGAATACGGAGAAAAATGGTTAGATGATTTAGTAGAAATCATAATTGATCCTGAGCGTTGCCCAAAAACTGCAGGTGAATTTGAAAATATTGATTATGAAGTTGATAAAGATGGTAATCCGAAAAACAGATTACAAGATAAGGACAATCATAGTATCGATATGACTCGTTATGCATGTGAGGACGATATGAGTAAACGTAAAGTAGTTATGGGTGGAAAGGTTAAAAGAATGTAGTCGAGCATTTATTGTTCGGCTATTTATTTTGCTCTATTAATAGAAGAAAGGAGGACATACAAAGGATATGAGCGACAAGAAAACCATAAATAATGTAAAAGTAATTAGCGTTAATAAAGCTGCAGATGATCCAAAAAATAAGGAAGATAACAGCAAACAAATGGCAGTTGACCCATTCGCACAAATATATGGAGATAAGGGATTGGTTAAGCCCCCTTATGATATGAAGGTACTGATGGATATAAAGGAAAGTAACCCTATTCATTCTGCTTGTATTAGTGCCAAAGTGGATGATATTGCAGGTGTCGGTTTTGACTTCGCACCTTTTGAAGAAGTGAAAGAAGCAGCGAGCCAGGAGCAATATGAGATGCTAAAAAATTTCATGCGGAAGTGCAACCCAGAAATGACAAGTTCAGAAATTCTTAGAGCTGTATGGGAGGATTATGAAACAGTTGGCTGGGGCATTATTGAAGTTGTTCGTGATAATAAAGGTGAAAGTCCGGTAGAGCTTTATCATATACCAGGACATACAGTACGTGCTCATAAGGACAAAATACGCTTTGCTCAAATTGTAAACAATAAAGAAATCTGGTTTAAAAAGTTTAATTATCCAAATGATTATCATCTTGCTGATGGTAGGCCTTTAGGTGCAGATGATCTTGCAGGAAATGGAACAGAAAAAGCCGGAGAAGTAATTGTTATTCGTAAATTTGGTTCTCGTTCTTCTTATTATGGAATACCTAATTACGTTAGTTCTATAGGTTCAATAGTGGGTTCACAAGCAGCAAGAGATTACAATATCGACTTTTTTACAGGTAAAACCATCCCGGATTCCATTTTATTTCTTGAGGGAGTCGATGAAGTAGATTCTGGAACAGAAAATGAACTGAAAGCATTCTTCTCTGCAGAAACAAAAGGAGAACATCATAAATTAGCCGTTGTACCTGTGCCAGATGGTGCGAAAGCAAGGTTAGAAAAGATTAGTCCAGATGTAAAAGAAGGTAGTTTCCGTTTATATAAACAGGATAGCGCAATGGAGATATGTGTGGCCCATCGTGTACCGCCTTATCGTATCGGCTGGGCTATGACAGGTTCATTGGGGCAAACAACTGCTAAAGAAATGAACGAGATGTACAAGCGCTCTATTATAGAGCCTGGTCAAGAAATCCTAGAGCATCGATTGAACAATCAATTGTTCCGTGTATTCGCTGAAATACTAGGTAGTTTAGATTGGCATTTCAAATTAAATGAAATTGATACGGATGACCGTGAAGCGGATTTAAAGTATGCAAAAGACAGTTATGAAGGTGGAATATTAAAACTGAATGAGTCCCGTAAGGTAGTAGGTTATGAACCTGTACCAGAAGGGGATAAATTCTTTGATGGTACAACTGAATCTTCTCTACCGGAACCAATTGCAAAAGCTGCAGATAATGAGCAAGATAACTTAATTGCTATTAATACATTTAGGGAAAAGCATGAAGAAATAGAGAAAGCTATGCAAAAGAAGGTAGCTGATTTTTTTCTGAACAGGGAAAACGGCTCTTAAACCTGCTTCCCGTAATTCGTATTAATAAAGCAGATGAAGAATTTGTTCCTGTAATTAATGAAGCAGAAGTTGATGAATTTCTTGATAGTATTGATTGGGATGAGGAACGACAAATGTTTGTCGATGAAGTCACGGACACACTACAGGATGATGTAACAGAGTTTGTACAGAGTACTATAGCTTCTAACGGTTTAACCTGGATGGTATTAGATCCAATTGGTGACGTTGCTGCAAAATGGGTAGCTACTTACGCTTTTGAATTAGCAAAGGGAATCCATGAAACCACTAAAGATAGATTAAGAGAAACAATGCTAAAGAATCTTAGTGAGGGAATGGGTGTCGATGCATTAAGTGTTTCCATTGCAGATGTAATGTCAGAAGCGAGCAACTACAGAGCGATGATGATTGCACGTACAGAAACTACATATGCAATGAATTACGGCAATTTAATTGCTTATAAGGGCGCAAATAGAAACAAGAAAACATGGCTTACAGGAAACGATGAGCGTGTTTGTAAAGAATGTGGTGGTTTACATGGGGAAACGGTAGATATTGATGATCTATTTAGTAATGGAAAGATGTGCCCACCAGCTCATCCGCATTGCCGATGTACTATGATTTCAGAAGAGTAATAAAATACACCTATTTAATTGGGGTTTCATCGTCAAAACGTATAAGGCTTTAAATTGGCTGCTATGCGTTTTGACAGTGGAACCCCAATATTTATAGGGAAGGAGGTAAAACGATGGGATACGAACTAAAAAACGCCAATATCAGCTATGTTTCATTAGTTACAAAAGGCGCTAATGGTCGTCAATTCGCCATTATGAAAAGCGAATCTGCTAAACAACCAAATATATCAAAGCAAGTTCCAATCCTTAAAACAGAGGAAGAGAAGCAGCTTGTTACAGGTGTAGTATATGAACCTGATGTAGAAGATTCACACGGGGATAAAATGACAGCAGAAGAAATTGAAAAGGCTGCTTATACCTTTATGGAGAATTACCAACACATTGACAAGCAACATGATGAAATCGCTGGTAAAGGGACAGTTGTTGAAAACTGGATTGCTAAAAGTGATATGACAGTAGGCGAACAAGAAGTACAAGCAGGAACATGGCTTATGACTGTTCGTGTTGATGATGCAGACACCTGGGAAGAAATTAAAAAAGGTGAAGTTACCGGTTTTTCTATGGGTGGATTTGGTGAACGAGTAGAAATCGCCAAGACTGATGATTTTACTCATGAAGATAAAGGCCTTATTCGAAAGATGTTAGATTTCGTTAAAGGTGAAACTCACAAAATCACAAAAGGCGAAGTAAAAGACCGCTTTATTGATGAAAAACAAAAGCGTGATTTACGAGCTGTCTTTAATTTGTTTGAAGATGTGTTCTATTGGGAGATTTGGGAAAGTAATCCCGATATCGATCGTATGGTAGCTGCTCTTGATGATATGAAGGACATACTTACTTCTATTAAAGGTGGTTATACCATTGCGAAATCAGAAGACAGTGTACAAGCAGAAAGCATTGTTTTAGAAAGTATTAAAAAAGCGGGTAAAGTATTATCCCAAAAGAATCATACAAAATTAGATGAAGCATTAGCTTTAATTACTGAAATAAAAGAAGCTGCTTCACCACAGGAGGAAGATGAAATGAAAGCAGAAGATATTGCAGAGATTGTTAAACAAGCAGTAGAACCACTAGCTACTAAGTTAGAAAAGATTGAAAAACAGGTGAATGGTGAAGAGGTAGAACCGACGCCAGAAGAGCAAACAGAGGAAGAAAAAGCTGCAGCAGTTATTCAAAAAGCATTAGAACCAATTACAAAGCGAATTGAAAATATCGAAAATGCTGCTTCTATCCGTAAAGGTTTAGATCCAGATGAAGAAGTTACACCAGGACAACAACCAATAAAAAAATCAGTATTCTCAAATTTAAATTTGTAATATAAGGAGGAATAAACAATATGAACAATCAACAATTATTAAATCGTTTATCTAAAATTGAAAAGACAATTACTACAGGTTCAGTTTCTTCTGGTTTATTAAATCCAGAGCAAAGCAAAGAATTCTTTAGAATGGCATTTGACGCAACACCATTCTCTCAATTACATCGAAAAGAGATGCGTAAAGCAAAACAAGGTGTACTTGATAAAGTTGGTATTGGCGGCCGCATTCTACGTAAGAAAACAGAAAATAAAGATGAGGATTACCGTGCAGGTGTTACTACATCAACTATTCCATACAATACAAAAGCACTCCGCCTACCTTGGGAAATTACAGAAGAAACTCTTCGTGAAAATATTGAAGGTGAAGGTTTTGAAGATACAGTAATGACTCTTATGTCATCTCAAACGGGGGTTGATTTAGAGGATTTACACTGGAATGGTGATATTGAATCATCGGATCCATTCTTATCAATTAACGATGGTTGGTTAAAGAAAATCTTAAAATCTAAAGAATCGCATATTATTGACCACGCTAAATTAGTGACTGGTACAGGAGAAGAAGCAAAAGCAAATGGATTTGGTAAAGGTTCAATCTTTGCGTTATCTGGTGTTATGCCAAACAAATATAAGAATAGTAATCTACGTTGGATCATGTCGCCAAATCGTAGAGAAAAATGGATTGAGTATTTAACAAATCGTCCTACAGGTGCTGGTGACGCTGCATTACTTGGAGCAGGAGATCAAGTTAATAAACCGATGGGATACGGAATTGTTACAGTTCCTTCTTTAACGGATGATGTTATTATTCTTGCAGATCCACGTAACTTTATTGCTGTTAACACATACGAAACTCGTATTCGTAAAACAACAGAAGGTAAATCTGCAGTAATGGAAGATAAACGATTCTATGTAATTCACTTTGATGATGATGCTGTAATTCAAGAATTGGATGCAGTAGCAATCCTAACAAATATTCCGGATACGTTTGGAGCTTAATATCCAGGCGTATTTTTTATGGTAATAAACCCTTTGTTATTAGGGTTTTGAATGTATACTTTTTTAATATTTTCTTGTTTTTAACGGAAAACGAGACAGAACCAATAAAACCAACAATACGAATGTAAACTTTCATTGATTAGTTTACATTCGTATTTTCAATGAGAAAAAACACAGCAATGACCTAGGCTATATTGTGAATGCTCATAGTACTATATGTTGGATATCAAAAACGTGTTAAAAAGTAAACTTTTAATAATTAGTTTACATTCGTGAAAGGGGTGTTAATTATGAAAGTAGTTACGCTGCGATTAGGTGGTACTTATACCGCTTATGGACAAAAGTTTAAGAATGGCCAAGAAGAAACAATAGCAAATGATAAAGCTGATTACCTTGTAAGTACTGGACATTTTGAACTTGTAAAAGAAGTCGATAAGAAGGAGAAAGAAACATAATGGATATTACCTTGCAGGACATTAAAGACCGCGTAAATGTACAGAAGATGCCTGATACAGTTATTCAAGAACTAATAGATTACTATGCGGTTATTGCTAGAAAGTATTTACGAGTAAAACCGGAGAATCCAATGAAAGAAGTCATTCAAACAAGCAAACTAGCTTGGATTTCTTTTCTTGCTGAATCTATAGCAAAAGTAACTCATGTTAGTTCGAAACAAGATATGACCGATTCTATTACTGTAAATGGGCGTATTGTTTATGGTTTATCCGAAAATCAGTTATATGAATTCGAATATAAGATACAAGATTATGATGATCTGCAGGTACTTATGAAGAAATGTATTATTGATTTGGTTGTTTCTGCAGTAGTTCGCGCTAACTTACAACGAAAAGGTATGAAGACATCGGAGAGTATAGGGGATTATTCGTACCAGATTAGCCCAGAAACGCTAGATGAACCAGCTACGAACAATAAGATACTCAATGGTTTAAAAGGCTTTAGAGCAAGAGTTAAGCCGGTGATGGCTACATGAATACGTACTTCGATGATGGCGATATGGATGATTTATATATTCATGAGGTAGTAGTAAAACGAAAAATGAAAAAGAAACAATCCTCAGGTAATTATGCAGAAGTAGATGAAGACGTTTATGAGAATATGATTTGTCGTGTAACTACTAATTCTGCTGCTGATAATGAGAGGTTTAAGCGTGATAAGCAAAATTTCGATACAACCTTTAAGATATATGCACCTGCTTCCTACAAAATTAAGCCTAATGACCGTATCCATTTCAAAAGTGATGAATTAGGCGTTGATTATATGTTTGAAGTAAAAGGTGAACCACGTAATCCTGCATTTATGAATCATCACATTGAAATTTATTGCGAAAAGGTATGATTCTATATGGCGAATTCGGTAGAAATTGAGTACTCAAGCAATATGGAGCAAGTAAAGACGCTTATTAATGCTATATGTGTTGAAAAAGTTACAGCAGCATCTATTCATTTACAAAATCAAGTGAAGAAGAATCTCACGGGTAGCCGTAGCGGTAAACAATACAAAATACCTCATACGAGTCGTAAATATACTGCTTCTAAACCAGGTGAAGCTCCTGCTGTTCGTACTGGTGACTTGTTAAATTCGATTAAATACAATGTTAAACGGTCACAATCAGAGGTATTGGGTGCAGTAGGAAGCGACTTGCAGAAAGCAATATGGCTTGAAACTGGTACAAGTCATATGGAAGCCCGTCCATTCCTATTAAAAGCGTTTGAAAAAGAACGCAGAGAACTTAAAAGAATGATGGGAGGGTAATAGGTGTCTAACGCTATTGCAGCTATTAGAATGCTTGTAGAGAACGATGAAATAATAAAAGCTAATCTATCAGAATATGGTGAAGGCGAGGACAAAGGCCCTGCTCTTTCATTCCAGACTGCACAAGATGATATGGAAATGCCTTATGTAGTTATGAGAATTGAAGCAGATAATCCGGATGATGTTGAAATTATAGATCGTATGATTCTAAATTTCGATGTGTATTGTGATAATGGGGATTATGATAATGCAAAGTTAATTGCTACACGTATTGAAAAGTTACTAGATAGAGAAGTTGGTTTAAAAGATGATGGGATACTTTCTATACATCGTGCAGGTAAACTGCCGGTACCAGATGAAGACCCATCTATCATTCATATAAATGCGAAATTTCTTGTCCGAACCATGCGAACGGACTTGTATTAGGGGGTAGGGCAAATGAGCTGGAAATTAATTAATGGTGTCCGTGAAGGGACTACAGATAATTTTGTTATCGGTCCTGGTGTCATGTACAAAGGGTTTAAAAGTGTAAAAGAATTAGGTGAACTTGTAGGAGCGACTACAGGCGGAACTAAAGTGGGTTTTGATCGTGAGTATTATGATGCAGATATTGATGGTGTACTAGGTAAAATGGTACGCGGTAAGTGGTTATTAAAAGATGAGCCGCATGTAGAACTTACATTAGTAGAGTTTACAAAAGAAAACCTGCAGTTAGCTTTACCAGGGATGACGGTAGATAGTACAACTGAAACAGATTACGATATTATGAAACCTTCAAATGATATTCCGGATTCAAACTATCATGATATTGCACTCATTGGTATGATTTCGGGTAGTGAGCTACCAGTCATTTTTGTAATTCGTAATGCAATGGTAGTTTCATCTATTGAAGTAGATCTAAAAGACGGTAAAGGAACGGTTGGTTTGAAATGTAAATTTATCGGTCATTACAGTGAATCTGCACCAACTACACCACCATACGAAATCTATTTACCAAAGAAAAAGAAAGTAACAGTACAAAAAGCACCGGCTACCGCATAAATGGTAGTCGGTTTTCTATTGCATAAAACGAGCTGAATACAAAAAAGGAGCGGACAAAATGACTTCTATATTAGAAAAAATGATGAATACCGGTACAGAAATTACAATCTTAGGTGAAAAAGTAACAATGCGACGATTAAATGTAACGGACGTTTGGCGATTCGCTAAGATTATTTCGAAGGTTGGACGCAACGCAATAGTTAACTTTGCAGATTTCGGCAAGGATAAGCAAGCAATGGATGAACTAACTAAAGCAGCAGAATCTCTTCCAGAAGAAGAAAAACAAGCGCAATTAGTTGCACTTAAAGAAAAGCAGCAACAAAAAGGATTAGAATTTGCTTTCCGTGTTCTAACGATGATCCCTGCTTGTGAGGATGATTTTACAGAGTTCTTTGCTAGTTTATTAAAAGTGAAAGCAGAAGAATTTAGACAGTTCCCTCCGGGAGCAATGGTTGCTGTTATACAGGGCCTATTAGAAAGTGAAGACTTAATGACTTTTTTCAACCAGGTCAAGGGACTCGTGAAAGTTCAGAGCGAGAAATGGAGCCAATCAGCAGCGGCGCCGAACCTAGCGTAAATGAAAATTCAGATGAATATTTAGAGGAAGCCGAACAAAATATGTTACGTGCTTTCGATAAGATCCAAAAACGGTATGGATGGACAGATGATTATGTCTTATCCATACCGTATTCGCGTTTAATGGACCTGTTTTCTTTAATTGCACGAGAAGAGCAGCAAGAAGAACTAAATGAGTGGAAGAAGATGGCGTTCATTGGCTTTCAAACTCGCCAACTTGAAGAAGGTACTACTTTTAATGATTATCTTCAAGCCTTTGGACTAACTGACACCCAGGACGATAAAGAATCATCTTATGAAATGGGTGAAGTATGGACGAAAGAAGAGTGTGAAGCGCATGTTGCTCAAATCATGGCTCACTTCCAAGAAGACGATGAAGAATAAAATGGTTATCGGCCCCGTGAAAGGGGGTGCGTAAATGTTAGCTGAAATGTTCCAACTGTTCGGAACGATTGGTATTAAAGCAGAAGGCGCTTATAAAGATTTACAACAATTCGAGGATCGTGTACAAAAAACTGCAAATGGAATGCATGATAAGTTTCAAAAAGCAGGGGAATCAATTAGCCATGTAGGTAGTAAGATGCAAGAAACAGGCGCAAATATGACTGCAGGTGTTTCATTGCCTTTAGCTGGTATTGGTGCTGCTGCTGTAAAAGTAGCGTCTGATTTTGATGCGTCTAATAGAAAGCTAGAATCTACACTTGGTTTATCAAAAGAAGCTACAAAAGAGCTTGGTAATGTTGCAAAAGATACCTGGAAAGATGGATTTGGAGAAAGTATTCAAGAAGTTGATGAAGCTGTAATACAAGTAAGTCAAAACATGAAGAATCTTTCTTTCGATGAAATGCAGGGAGCTACGCAGAACGCTATGACTCTTGCGAAAACTTTTGACACGGATGTGAATGAGGTTACACGAGGGGCCGGACAGCTTATGAATCAGTTCGGTTTAGATGCAAAAGAGACATTTGACCTTTTAGCTTCTGGTGGACAAGCAGGCTTAAACTTCTCAAATGAAATGTTTGATAACATTTCCGAATACGCGCCTTTATTTAAACAAGCAGGATTTTCTGCAGAAGAGATGTTTACCATTATGGCAAATGGAACGCAAGATGGTTCATATAATCTCGATTACATAAACGATCTTGTGAAAGAGTTCGGTATTCGTGTACAAGATGGATCAAAAGGTGTAACAGAAGCTTTTGCAGAAATGAGCCCAGAAACTCAAAAGGTTTGGGACAATTTCAATAAAGGTAAAGGAACTTCTGCAGATGTATTTAATGCCGTCTTAGGTGATTTAGGTAAGATGGACGATAAAGTAAAAGCAAACCAGCTTGGTGTTGCTGTATTCGGTAGATGATACATTGTGCCGAAGTAAAATTGCGGTATTAAGCAAGAAGGGTGAGATTCCTAACTTGAACCGAAGGCTATACCAAGTATAGTCAGGGGCAGAGCATAGAAGGTGAAAAGATATAATCCTTCCACGAGACCGCGACACTTTAAGTGAAAACATATGCCGAACTTGCACTAATATGAAGTGCAAGAAGTAGAGGATAAAAAGCCTTTACGATAACACATGACAAAATGGGAAGACATGGGTGCAGAAGCTGTATTAGGACTAAATAACGCCGATGGTGCATTACAAAACGTTGATGGCAGCATGAAAAAAATGCAGAAAACGCAGCAAGAAGCTTTTGGTGTTCGTTGGCAGAAACTTGCTCGTACCACAATGGCATCATTAGAACCGTTAGGACAAGCTATTCTAGATATTGCAGAAGTGGCACTCCCTCCAATCATTAAAGCAGTAGAAGTTGCTGCAAAGGCATTTAGTTCAATTCCTAAGCCAATTCAAATTGGTATTGTAGCAATTTTAGGTATGGTTGCTGTATTAGGACCGTTAATTGCCATGATGGGCTTTATGACAAGTGGAGTAGGTGCATTTGTTGGCTCGTTTAGATTCCTTGTACCAGTATTAACAAAAGTACCAATGCTATTTACAGGGATACTAAAGGTTGGCCCTAAACTTATTGGTATGTTTGGTGGAATAGGAAAGGCCCTAGCACTGTTGGGCAGATCCATGATGACTTTACTGATGAATCCTTGGACGATTGCCATACTAGCAATTGTAGGATTAGTATATCTGATTTATAAAAACTGGGATGACATCGTTAAATATACCAAACAAGCAGTTAAATGGGTTGGTGATGCCTGTTCTAAGGCTTGGGACGCAACCGTAAAAGGTGCGAAATCCGCTTGGAATGGTTTAGGTAAGTTCTTCTCTGGATTCTGGGAAGGTACGAAAAAATTATTCAGTTCTGCAATGTCATTCATAGGTAAAATATTTTCTAAAGCTTGGGATGGTTATGTAAAAGTAGTTAAATTTTATTTTAGCTTAATGAAAAATATAATTGAATTCGGTTGGAATGCTATAAAATTCATTTTCAAATTTGCCTTAGATGGATTAAAAAAAATTGTAGATGGTACATGGAAGTTCATTAAGAATAGTGTCCAAAAAGCTGTTAACACTTGGAAAAATATATTTAACACTGGATGGAATATTATTAAAAGAATTTTCTCTATAGCTTTAGCTTTAATAAAGCAGTACGTAAAAACCGAATTCGAAAAAATGAAAAATACAATTTCCAGTGTTTTTAATACGATTAAGGATATTGTAAAAAAAGCCTGGGACGCAATTAAATCAACCTTTACTACAGTATTAAAATTCTTAAAAGATTTTGTAAAATCTTCTTGGGAATCTATTAAAGATACAATTTCTAGCGTTATGAACACAATTAAAAATGTGATTCAATCAGCTTGGAATTTTATAAAGTTCATAATCATTAGTGCAGTACGTGAATTTGTTGGGTTTGTAATTACTAATTTCAACAAATTATATAACACAATAACCGATGTTGTTGGCGGTATAAAAGAATTTATTGTTAGTAGCTTTAAAACTATAAAAAAAGCAATCACTGGTGCATTTACAGGGGTTGTAGATACTGTTAAAGATGTATTTAGTAAGGTTGGTTCTATAGTAAAAAACGTAGCAAAAGATGCAGTTAGCTGGGGAAAAGATATTATCGCAGGTATCGGTGAAGGTATGTCCGGTATGGCAGATTGGCTTATAAAAAAAGCTAAGGGCGTAGTTTCGGGAATACCTAAAGCCGTATTAAAGTTCTTTGGTATCCGAAGCCCATCCCGGTTAATGATGGAATACGGGGGCTATATTACAGAAGGTCTTGGTGTAGGGATGGAAAAAATGATTCCTGCAGTAGACAAAGCTTCTGAACTATTAAATAAAGCTGTCGTTCCACCTAAACCAATGAAACTGGTAACCGATGTATCTAATCAAATTGGACAAACGGGCGCACGTTCTGCTGATCTAATCGGTAAAACTGCACATCCATTTACGGGACAAACCCACGTTGAGAAGAAAACAAATAATGGCGTATCAATTCAAAATGCTACATTTAAAGTCTCTGTTGAAAAACTACAATCTGCAGACGACTTTGTAAAAATGAGAAAGCTGCTACAAAACGTAGTTGCTGATGATCTAATGGGAATGGCGGTGCGAAATGTATGAGTATATTAAAAACATTGCATAGAAGAGCTGGTTCATACCATCTCTTAGGAAAGGCTGCAGAGTTAAAAGACACAATACGATATACCATTGATTTCTCATGGCCAGGGACATATAACTTTTCGTTTTTGTCCCAGGTTCCTATTGGTTCTGATGGAATGCTACCGAATAAATACTTTGTTGTTCGGGTTAATGGGATTGAAAGATTCAGAGCACGAGGTCCTTATGATTGGGAAGCGAGAGAAATCTTTGTTGGTGCAGGTCCACAAACGATTGAATTTACAACAATCGGTTATGGTTCTTCTGACGTAGCATATATACGCGACGTACATTACTATGCTTTTGGACATGTACCTAATATCGAAAAGATTGAACAAACAAAATTACCGAAATCAATAGATGGCTTAAAAATACATAATGTCATGCATGGATACCCACGTTCTCAAAGTGCTGGTAGCAAAGGTTGTGAAGTTGAATTCACTGTACTATTCAAAGATATCAGTTATTGGCGTGATTTCATGAGGGAAATATACCGCCCTCATATTATCACTGGGGATTACGGTACCTATGGGGGGATAATACCGCCAAATGAAGTAGATGCAATACGAAAAGGAACTCTAGTCATAGTGAAATGTAAATTAATGTCTATGTCACAAGCAGGAGTAGGAGTTGATGGAATGTGAGAGAAGGATCAATTTCTTTAATTAGAATGTTGGGGAGCTATTTCCAAGTTGGGAATAACTCTCCTAATTTAATTGTTTATATGAAAAGAAGAGACTCTTCTTCTTACGTACAAATACAACACCGTGTAATAGGCTTAGAAGTGCAGGAGAACGCAGATCAGTTTGCTAGTACATTTACTATTACCTTTGCGAATGAATACGGTCAAATTGCTCCTGATAATTGGTACGGTAAGTTCTCTTCTATTCAAGAATGGTTTTATAACAGTGAGGTAACAAATACAAACCAGCTATATCCGCAGACTGAATTTAAAGTGTCTATTGGCTACGGTGAGGAAGCATTACCGTATATACATGGTTTTGTATCTGATGTGAAGGTAAATGCCGAAAGTGGTACGATTTCAGTTACCTGCACTACATCCTATAAGAAGGTTTTACATAAATCAGTAATCCCGACACCTGGATCAGATGAAATTGTTGCACCTACCGGTAATGTTTATGATGTTGTGAAGTTCTTCTTTCAAAAAGCTGGGGTTGTTCTACATGGCAACAGAGTAAATATTCCTGGAACCAATCAGAGCTGGATTGTTGAAGGAGCAACAGGGAAGAGATTTCAGAAATGGGATGAAATTGTACGCGATATTATAGATACAACATTCCACTATATTAAACACGAACCAGATGGAAGTTGCACATTTATGAAAATGCCAGACTATGCAATTAATGAACCTGCAAAGTTTAGTTTTAGAGAAGGGGAAAACCTTATCTCTTTAGATATGCAGCTAACTGACCAGGATATAAGTAACAGTATTGTTGTTAAATGTGGAGATTACGCAAACGGATTTCTTAATTCGTTTCTATTAAAAAATGTATCGCAGGGTGATTTACGAGAGGAAATGATAGAAGTACCCTGGGCAACAACATTCTTTGCAAGAAGAGCGGTTGCTGCAGCTTATCATTTAAAAGCAATTCAGAAGTTCAGAACATTAACAGTAGCAGTAGTTGGTGATCCAAGGATTCAATTATTTGATGTTATTTCTGTTTACAATAGAGATTCTGGTCAACAGTGGAATTACTTTGTTAAAGGAATTAATACAATGATTTCTGCAGATGATGGATTCTATCAAACTTTAGATTTAACTGTTAACTATGGGTACGAACCTGCTCCCTATACAGATATAACCGGTATTACAGTAAATGTAGATACATTACGTTTAAAACTTTGGGATTGGGATTTAGAGGATGGCGATTTATTAAATATTTACTGTAATGATAAATTAATCGAAGAGAATTATTTCATCCGAAACAATCCGACATATGTAGATATTCCACTTGAATATGGCGTGAATATTATCGTATTTGAAGCAGTACGAAACCCAAAAGGTATTCTTACAGGACGTTTGCAAGTACTGGATACGAAGAATAATATCTTGTTTGATTATGGTTCTTTACCAGATTTATCATTTCCTCGGGTAAATCAAGATGCAAATCACTATTATATCCAGCGTCCAGCCAAAACATGGTCTGTGACGCGCGTGAACTAGGGGTGATTCTATGATAATGCAAAAAAACTTATATGATCCAATCATGTATTTGATGAAAGGATTAATTGACAGGCAAATATATACCGGTGGTAAACCAATGCCTGGTAATGACCCAAACGATGTATTTAAAGAAGGTATGACAGAAGGTTACACCCTCATTCGTGATGGTGCTCGTTTGTCTGCAGTTGATGGAGATAAATATTTACACTATGATTTAGCCTTTAATTCACAAGGTATGCTAGAAAAAGTTCTTATCTCTCATAAAGTAACCGGAAAAGAGATGGAGATACAATTAATATATAATGCACAAAAACAATTGGAACGTGTGCAGCCGCGACTTCTTAATAAAGGTAACGGTATACTATCTGATTTACCAATTCCCGATGTGTCGTAATGATGCACGGGAATTTTTTAATACAAGAAAAAGGGTGATTGCTCTTGTTTGAAACAACATATTTAGCCGGTGGCCGATTAGATCCACCTTTTCATCCAACTAAAACAGAACCATTCATACCTGGTTTCATTATGGATTCTACATCGTTTAAAACCTATGAAAAGAAATATACATTACCTGCAGATATGGAGATTTACGCAATTAGTGTTAGTTCTTCCATTTACGAATTAGATGATAAATGGGATTTAATCGTAAACGGACAAATCGTTTGCCAAGATATTTATACAAAGCGGCTTCCGGAAGGGATGCACTTTATGGTTTATAAAGCGGTTAAAGCAGGAGACACAATTGTATTTCGATTCCATAACCAAGGAATTCTTGATAAAACAGTTTGGTTTGAATTGCACTTTTTAAGATAAGGGGGCGTATTGATGAGTTTTGCTGTTACCTATATGGCTGGTGGAAGATTCGACGCACCTTACTTCCCAACAAAAACAGAGCCATTTATACAAGGGCGAAGAGTTGGTATTCATGATGAAATTCATGTAGATAAGTTTTCATTACCATTCGAAACAGAAATGATTGCCTTTTCTGTTGCTGCTTCACATTACAGTGATTCGGACTACTGGAATTTATTTATTAATGGCCAACAAGTATTTAAAGAGGTTTATGTAAAAGACGTGCCGGAGGGATTTAATTTTTCCATTGTAAAACCTATACCTGCTAATGCAGAACTAAAGTTTGAATACCATAATGCATCTGCAGAGAAAAAAGCTATATGGCTTAATTACCAACTATTAAGAGATTAGGGGCGTGAAATAGATGGCATACGTTGAAAAAATGTACACAGAAGGCGAATTCCAAGATGAAATTGTTAAATTGGTAATTGCTAACGGATGGAAGAAAGTAAAATCATTTTTCAGAGCTGTTTATCCAGATATGGAACAGAAATCAGAAGATGATACTAAGTTTGAATTTGGTATAAGTAAGCACATGTTAGTAAAAAACAATAGCGGTTCTATTTATGGGATTGCTCAAATTTCAAAATGGTCACTTAAAAAGTCAGAAGTAAAATACAACTTCACTAATGAAGAAGGAAAGACAGCTTTTGCCGAAGACGGTAAAAAACGTCTAGAAAGCGGTAGGGATCGTTCTTGTTTTTATGTTTATATGATTGAAAAAGAACCAAGCGTTGCTGATGAAGGTGTACTTGTTCTTCCTTATGAATCTAATAAATTTGAAAAAATATTATTAGATGTGGAATTAACTAAGATAACAGTTACCACAAAAATAAGTCCAGGTGGCGGTGGAAGTTACAAATTATACTCTTATGATGAGGCAGAGACACAAGTCATGATGTCTCCTTGGGTGAAAGTGACATTACGAAATACGAATTTACAAGGTATCAACGCTCAAACAAATTGGTGGCCGGATTCATTGGTCCGGATTAATGGCCAAGTTGATGAAAGCCGTGTTGTTTTATTAATACAAGCTGATAATACACCAGCCTTTGAGAACAACGTAGTTCCAGTTACACCGCTTTATATGGGCCAATTAGAAAGTTACGCTAACGATGATACATTAGGTGATGCATTATGGGCGGGAACAGCTTTTGATACAGGTAATGAAGAAGCATCACATAAATTTGATTTTAACGACACGAAACCATATAGAAACGTAGAAAACTATATGCCTGTCATGAAATCTTATCCACGTTCTCCTGGTAATGGTATTGATAACGTAATTATTAAACGTTCACGATTGGGGGCAAGGTACCAGGCTCATTTTATTGCTTGGAATGTAGCGCCTAATGCAATGCCACCAGATCGCGTTGGTAAAGATGGCGGTCAATATTCACTAGCATGGCAATCACAGGATAATGACGAGTATAAATATCAATTTAACCCGTCTGTTTATAGCAATAAAGTACATACTTCTCGTGCTTATATTGTTCATCCAGACGAAGGTGTCCGTGGGTATTTACCTTATATGATTCTGTTATCTCCACTAGGTTTATTAAATGGCGATAGATTAAAAGTTAGAAAGAATACTTGTCCAGATTCACACGACATTTACAAATTCTTTAATGTAGATGCTATTTCACCAATTACAAAAAGACCTGCTACGGCGTATCGTCCTGCTGGATTAGGTATTTTTGAGAAAACAGTATAAAGGAGTGTACATATATGTGGTTTGATAAAGTCGTATATTTACAAACATTACCGCAAGAATTAGAAAAACTATTTGCTGATAACGGTTGGAAACGAACGCTATTTTTCCAAATCAAGAGCGGCATTTCAAAATTTATTGATGTAAGGTTGTTTGAATCGTTAGGAAGCGATGGAGAACGTAGAAGATTCGGTATAGCAAATGCGTATGATACTGCGGATTCTGATTTCACTGATAGCCGGTTTATTTCTGCAGATTCTCCACTAGGTAAATTAGGGATGGGGGATGGAGTAAAGAAAGACTTCTCTATCCCTGTTTCTCCTGTTCTTGGCCCTTCTGTCATTGTATATGTAAATGGGTTTGAGCAAGAAAAGAGTAAATATAAGGTGGATGCAACTACAGGAAAAGTAACATTTACTACCGCTATTGCAAAAGGCGATAAAGTAACATGCGAATATAGATTAGCTACCAACACATACGAGCCAAACAATGACATGCTGCTATTTACTTTCAATCGATACTTTATTGAAAAAGAGATCCTTTCCGGTGATAAATCAGGGGAAATAGGAAAAGGAAATGGAACGAAAAAGAACTTCGCATTGCCATTCCCTAACTTTGACGAAAGCAGGACCGTAGTTTACAAGGATAATACTATTGTTGATCCTAGCGAGTATTCGTTCACTGAAACGGAAATTGTATTTAAAACCGCACCTGCAGCAGATACAACAATTAAGATTAGCGGTATTTATTTCTTATTACCAAAAGAAGACGGAACACTGGATACATTAACAGCAAAAACAAGTTTCGATGTACAAAAGATGGAAAGTATTATGGGCGAAGTATATTCTACGATTAATTTTGTGAACCCATCCCCTTATACATCAATTAGTTTTACACCGGAGCAGCGTTTCTCTAAAGAATTAAATCGCGACTCTGTTGTTTATCTGTATGGGAACGCAAATAAGGACCGCTTAATTATGTTTATGCGTGTAGATCCAACACCAAATCCAGTTCGTGCATTATTTGTTCCGTTGTATATCGGAAAATTATATACATTCGATGTTGCACCAAGAAAAAACATGATTATTTTAAGCGGCTGCAGACCAGGCGACCAATTTGTATATTCACCAAATAAGAAAATTGGTAATGCGCCACTTGATTACGGTTCTGATACATCAAACGGAAACGAAACGGTTCAATTATCACAATCAAGCACAGGAGCCATGTACCAACATCATTATCTAGCTTTCATTACTCATGATATGTCAGTAGATAGTGGACAAGGACGCTTTAATCCATCGGTTTATAGTGGTAAATATCATTTATCTCAAATTTATATTGTTCATCCAAACGATGGATATGTTGGAAAACTAGATGATGTTTATGCAGTTCATCCAAAGAATATCCAGCAAGCCGACGAACTAGAAATTGAAAAAACAGTTGTAGATGAAGTACTTGGACAAGGTGACGGACACCGTAAAGTATTTCATCTAGAACATAAGCCACAAGGCGAAACGTTAAGATTATTCATTTCATGTAAAGAAGTAGAAAAAGCGGATTATGTATACAATGCAGAAGATAAGACCGTTACATGTAACGAAGCACCGGTTATTGGTTCTGAAATCACAGGCGCTTATGAAATGGCTCAATTATATCGTTACACATTACCAACAACGCCGGTTTGTCCTATGACACAAGCGAAAGCAACACCATTTAATCCAATTGGTTTAGCAATCTACAAAGAAGATATTTAAGCATAAGGGGGTAGCAGAAGAATGAGTGAAAAAGTTTATTCTATTGCTTCCCCTTCTATATGTACCAAAGAAAAAAGTCATGTTGTTGTCATTGGTTCTGGGCCTAATCAAAATGAAAAAGTTTATTCTTTTTCTATTACACCTGCAAATCCAGAAAACAAAAATGATGTTGATTATCCAGTTTGCATTGCTCCTTATGCGAGATACAAAGCTGTTAAAGAAGATAACACAGGAGTAACCGCCACAAAAGTAAGAGCAAAAGGGATTTTAACAGATGTTGTAGAGAATGCATTGCGACAAATAGAGGTAGAAGCCTACATTTCAAATACAACTGATTTTGATTTAAATCGAAATATAAATGTGGCCAACATTGAAATGCAGCATTCGCAACGAATGGACAGTATTTCTGTTCAACTAATTTCTGCAGAAGCATCGCAACAACATAGACGAATTTTCGATATAAACCATATCGAAGGGGTAGAGAGCGAAAAACCAAACGAGATAGAAGCAATGGTACACGCTTCTGATGAAACAAGTCTTATAACGAATGAATATGAAGCTGCACCGATCATAAAGCATGATTTACTAAAGGGGAAATTACGTGAATTCGCTGCAGGTGTGGAAGTATTACCAGAATGGGTAAATGTTGCGCGTATTGTATACGGTGAGGGTTTTTATAATGACCTTATGGCCGACAGAGTTACAACGGATTATGAAGCTGTTTCAATGCATAATGAAACGAGCGATATTGTTACCAGGGAGCTAAAAGCTACACATGCAGAAGTTACTTTATCTACTGCGGTTCCAAATATATTACCTGTATCCATTGCCGAAAATGAAACTGGTGATATACAGCAAAAAGAAATACTTCTTCATGTTCCGGCACAATTTGAATTTGGTACAAAAGAGCGAGAAGTTAAAGGCATTATAGAAGAATTTGATTTGTTCAATGGTATGGGGATACCGGTTTATCTTCCTGATTATGATTTATTTGCTCGTATGCAAAGAGACATTGAAACATCTATTGCTACACAATATGAATCGAACCGCTTAGAAGAAATAGAATGTGTGAACCTGCTCCCTTATGAAAATATAGAAAGCGCGTATTTAATTCGTGACATAGATGTAGCTCAAATTAACCTGGATCACTCTATTCGAACAAAGGAACTTGCTGCAGATGTTATTGCAAGTAATGAATTAAGCAAGAAAATAAATGTATTTGATACTGAAAGAAATGAATCTTCATCATTTACAAGAACAAAAGCACAGCATGCGAATGTAGATACAACACACGCATTTGAACGTATGGTAGAAACACTTGATTCTGTTTATGCCAATCAAAAAGAATTCGCAAATAAAGAAAATGTATTTACTGCAGCTGTAGAGATAGGACAGGAAGTTAAAAATGATTCACGGGTATTAGCTGTTAAAGATATTTCCGTAACTGATGATGCGAATAAATCGAAAAACATGTTCGAGATACAGACAATTGTCGGAGAAGAATCAGAGAGGCTACATGAAATAAATGCCGGTATTACCGATGCAGATCATTCTCATCGTATCTTAAAAGAATTACAAGGCGTATCGCCATACGTTACTTTTGCAGAAGTGAAAAATGAGTTGCAAGCAACAGTAATTGAACTGGATCAAGCAGATAAAGAAGATACTGCAATACTTACACATGTAGATGCAATTTCTTCATTCGGATTAAAAGAACGCGTACTTATTACCCATGTAGATACTGATGAAGTTGCCAATAAAACAGAAAAAGAATTTCAAGCTAACATAGAAGAGTTTGATTTATTTGAGGGCCTTGGTATTCCTGTATATCTTCCAGAATTCGATTTGTTCGGCCGTGTTCAAAAAGAACTAGAAACACGAATTACCTTACTTAATGTTTCATCTAAATCATTAAATGTGATGCAGATGAAACTAGATCAAACAATTGAATCTGAAAAAGCAATGATAGAACATACAACTGCAGTAATTGAAGAAGTGGCTTCTGACATCGTTCCAATTATCTTAGATGCTGAACATATATCATTAGATACTTCTTATAAACAGGATACACAACAAGCTCTTATTACAGAGCAAGAAGCCTTTACCGGTGTACGTGAATTTGAAGGCGGAATTATCTCTGATATAACACCAGCCGATAAAGAAGTTATAACAACAGATACAAATGTAATTGAAACTGTACATGCAGCAAGAGAATCTGAACAATATGCAATTGTTAGTGAACAAGAATTATTAGAGCGACAGGCTAGTGTAGACGCTGTGACTAACGAAGTAGATACATTTGATAGGGAACATGAATTAGAAATCGTTACAGAGGAATATGGACGATTTGAACGTACACCAGAACGAGAATCAGTTCTAGAGGATAATGAACGATTCAAAATGGAGAGAGTACTAGATACAGAAAAACCAGATGAATTAATAGTGATTGAAAAAGAAAAGGATGATCCGAAGTTATGGCTGCGACATAGTCGCCAATCTTGGTGGACAAATTCAAACTGGAAAAAAACAAGATAAGGAGAGGGTGGCACAATGGCAAGCCAATTAGGAAAAAACCTATTGCAACCAGAACCAGGGTGGGCACGTGAATATTGCACTTTAGAAAATGCTAAACCAGGTAAGTTTTTTTCAAATGTAGACCTAACCAATAATATTACAGGAGATAAATGGCGTGCAGTAGGTGATACTAACAGATTAGAGCAGAATAGCGCCTGGTATGTTGGTGATACATTAGGTCGTTCATTTTATTTTAAGTTTACAGGGAATGCAGTGCGTATATTATTAAAAAATTTTACAACTCATGCATACAATATTGAAGTGACAATAGACGGTATTAGATATCCTGGTTCAGTTCCTGCATATTCTGCCGACTACTCTCTTGTCGTATTTGAGAAACTTGATTTAATTAAGGGTGAACATAACGTTAAAGTAACTACAAATGGATATGCTTCCGGGGCACCTGGAATTACTTATACATTTTTAGCTGCTATTGATTACGCAGATTTAGATGCTAAAGTTGGTGATGTTCTAAAAGAGCCAGATCCTGGCTGGAAACGGTTTGATGATGCAGATCCATTAATTAGTTATGCAGGGTCATGGCACGTAGCAACTAATACTCCATTAGATAATTATAATAAAACGCTTCATTCTAAGGAAACTTTTAATAACACAGCTGCCGAATTCGAATTTACATTTAAAGGAACTGGCATTCGACTTATAGCTACTTTGTCTAATTCATCTACTTTTAATGTATATTCAACTATAACAATTGATGGTATATCTGAAACTTTCAAAGGATATTATCCAACTTATACTGTTCAAGGATTAGCATTCCATAAATCAAATTTGCAAGATGGAGTTCATACCGTCAAAGTTTCCACGCCAGCCTTTGTATTTGATGCTGTCGATATTCAGAACGGCGAATTAATTTCACAAGACGTAAATAAAAAACCAAAAGTATCCTTATACGAAAAAGAAAGCGGAAAAATATTTGTAGATGATTTTGATTCCGTAAATCCAAAATGGCTTATGTCTCCATCAAATGCATTTAACAATGCTATCAAAAAAGGATTCTTACGTATGAATCATTCTACAGATAAAGACGATATGCTTTTAATCGATAAACCACAAAGTAACTTTGCAATCCAGGTTATTGCGGATTATGCTCCTACAAAAGAAGGAGATGAAGGCGGCTTACTGATTTATCAAAACGAAAAGAATAAAGTTGAGTTTCTTGAATCTTATGCTGCTAATGGTTCACAAAGCAATAAAGAGTGGATGGCAATTTGTAAGGAAAATCAATGGGACTTTTACACAAAGACAGATACATTTTTTGATTATGCGGATAACGATTCATTAGCAGCAAAAAGAATTGGTGTTGTTTTAAAAAGAGGAACTGCAGAGGGATTTATACCGCTAGATATCAATAAAATTATTATGACAACAAGCAATATGTTACGTCTGCGCCAACTATATGAAAATTATAAGGTTGTATTAAAAGATACTGCAGATAATATCCTTTCTACTAACATCGTAGCTGCAGCTCATACAGGCATTGATATTCTACTTCCTTCTTTAGAGTTTGAGGGAATCATAGAAATATATGATAAAGAAAATGAACTACTAGCAAAGAAACAAGCTACTTTCTATGGTGGAGATATGTATTGTATGGGTTCATCCCTACAAATCAAAATGAATAGCGCAGAATTAAATACAACGGATCCAACGAATTTAGGTTACATGCTGAATAATGAGCGTATTGTAAAAATGACAATCGTAAATGACAACATAGGTGCTGCTACAAATATAAAACTATCCATTCAACAGTACATGGAGAAATTCGGTTACACTTGGGCGCTTATTTCATTAGATGGTATTAACTATTTGAATGAAATACAAGTTGATTCCGTAGCTGCACAAAGCACGCGTGATTTTTGGGTAAAGGTTGTGAAGGATACAAATTTCCTAGAATTTGAACCAATTTATTTTAATATTCATCTAAAACATAATTGAGGTGAATCCAATTGATTTTTCACATACAGGAGTTAGGCAACTTCTCAAACATCAAGGGGTTATTTTAAATCCCGATGATTGGATTCGAACAGGTATTAGACAGATTTCTACCCGTCAAGGTGTTATGCACAATTTATCTCAAGGTAAGGGAGGCGCTTCTGAAAAAGAAGTAATGAAACCGCCACGAACTGAACCACTAGAATATGCATGGAAGAAAATGAACATATAACTTTATCGAAATTGAGCGTGCTGCAGCAGGCTTTTTTATTTTGACTTAATTTTGAAAGGAGGTGAGAACTTGGAAAGAATTCACGAACTCATCAAGGCATTGAATATAAGCGATGTTATTACAAGTACTCAATTTAAAGTAGGTGGTGCTATCGGTGGTGGATTAGGAACAATAATTAATTTACTCTACGGCAAAGCTAATTTAATTTGGATTTCAATTTACTGCTGGATTATTATGCTCGACTGGATTACTGGTAGTAAGGCTTCAAAACTAGATGGAACATACTCATCACAATATGGAATTGAGGGCATCACGAGAACCGTGGTGCTTTTATCATTACCAGCCCTTGCACATTTATTTGATATTGCTCTTAAACTACCTGATTTCTTTTTCTTCATGGTAGTCGGTGGATTGAGCTACCACATTTTTAATAGTTTCGCAGCAAACTGTGCACGAATTGGCTGGGAAAAATGGATTCCTGCATGGTTATTAGAAAGTGTAGCATCCGAAATTCAAGCAAAGATTCAAAGAAGCGATGCACGAAAAGAAAAACATAATACCAAATAAAAAATACACGCCTTACATAAGGAGAGCATTGTCAAAAGACGGTGCTCTTTTTGTTTGGCAAAAAGGGGAAAATACACAATGAAAAAACCAATTAAACTATTCAGCTCATTATTTATGACTCTATTACTCTTATTTTTGTTTGCTACGGCTTCATTTGCCGATAGAGTACTGATCATCCAAGACTTACCGAAACAAGCATATCGCTACGGTGTGGGCGCTTATGAGGGCGTTGTTGCACATAGTACTGCAACACCAGAAGCACCAGCAATTAATATTAGAAATTACGAAGCTAGAACATGGAGAAATGCATTTGTACATTATGCTGTAGATTGGAACGAAACAATCCAAATTGCTGATACAAAATATATTGCTTACGGTGCTGGACCATCTGCAAATAAAAGATTTGTTCACGTAGAACTTTCTGAAACTAGCAACCTAGATAAATTTAAATCTTCTTACGAGCGTTATGTAAAACTATTAGCTAAGATTTTAAAAGATAGAGGGATTCATCCAAGCAAAGGTTTATGGACACATAAAGATATTACTTACAACTTAGGTGGAACTGACCATGAAGATCCGATTGATTACCTTCGCAGTCATGGTGTATCAGAGTCACAATTCAGAGCGGACGTACAAAAGGCGTATGAAGGCGCAACAGTTACAGTTAAACCAAAACCACAAGAACCAGCTCAAAACTTTGTAGGCGCAACAGGAGTAGCTTACATTGATGGATTTAACGTAAATCTAAGAAGTGGACCATCAACAAATCATGGTGCTATCCGTCAATTAAATAAAGGAGAAGCATATCAAGTATGGGGAAAACAAGGTGATTGGTTAAATCTTGGTGGTAACCAATGGATTTATAACAACCCATCTTACATTAAATATCAAGCGGAACAAACAACTGCTTCAAGTTCTGTAGAAGGTAAACGTGTTGTTTCTAAAGTGGACAACCTTCGTTTCTATGATTCTGCTTCTTGGTCTGATAAAGATGTAGCGGGAACAGTAGATGAAGGGCTTGGATTTACTATTGATGCTAAAGTATCTGTTAATGGTTCACCACAATACAAAGTACACAACAGTAAAGGCACTACATACTATGTAACTGCAAATGAAGCCTATGTATATGTGAAATAAATAAAGCCGACTGTAAAGTCGGCTTTTTCTCTAATTATATTATTTATCTTCAAACCAAAAAGCATAATCTTGACCACATCTATACCATTCTCTTCCCCAATCATTACCCCATCCAGCAGTAAAATACCATAAGCCCCAGCCGAGACTTCTATCTGTTGTTTTATCAAACACCTCTACTCCTAATGCACCTGTACGCAAACCTGGTGTTTGATTATTCCCATTATGAAAATAAAATTCTCTTCCTGCAGCACCTGGTCCACCCAGTTTCCATGTCCTATTACCAGTATAAGTAGCAGGGGCATGTTGAAATCTATACCACGCATCTTGACCGGTTCCATAATATTCTTCTCCATAACGTTGAACAGTAATAAGGATGTTGTACTTTCCAGGACCAATTCCATGATTATAGTCAACAGCCAAATATGATTGTCCGTGGTTATACGAACTGCACGGCCCAAAACTATCACAGTTGCAGCGAGAACTCATGTTAGGATTTTGTTCTACGCGTCCATTAGCCATCTTAATCGGAAAGTTACTACTCGTTACATTAGGATAAATCAATTTAATCACCTCTAAATTAATTTGATTGGTAACTATCCTATTAGCAATAATTAGCAC